AATACTGGGGTGACTTTAACGATGAATATTTTATACCAATAACAAAAACTGGAGGAATGCCTAACAATTTTTTTAGATAATACACTTAAAAGCCTTGCTACCATTGGTAGTGAGGCTTAAGGTGGTATAACTAAATAACAAAATTATAAACCTAAATAAATAACATTATGAAAAACCCAACTTGGGCAATCGCACTAGCTTTACTGCTAGTGTTTGCATATACGTTAGTAATTATAGATATTATAACATTTTTAATAAACTAAAACTATACAAAATGAAAAAAGATGTAAGATTAAAAAAACAAACCCGTAAAGTGGGGGTTGCTGGTAGTTTTATCAATCAAATGATGGGCAATAATTCAAGTGAACCTGTTGTTGGTGAAGGTGCAACAATATTAATGTATTCCGATAGAGTAGCTTATGAGGTAACTGAAGTTTCCGATGATGGTATGCAATGTGTTATACGTCAAATGGATGCAAAAAATATTGGCTCTGGTTATGGCGATGAGCGTTATACATATGAGTCAAATATTAAAAATCACACAATGACATTAGAGTGGAGCAATAAAAAACAATGTTGGAGTTCTGTTGGATATTCTGTTGAAATCATCAAATCATTAAGAGGTAAGTACGATAAAGAATTCGGTTACGGCTCAACAAAATATTTATTAGCAGACTATGGAATTGAATCATATCAACATTTATATGAAAATCCAAATGATGAAGATGGAAATTATTACAATCAAATGATGATAATTTCTGGTATAACCAAACGATACAAAAACTTTGATAAAATATCAGTAATATTTGGAATAATGGAAGAATACCGAGACCCAAGTTTTAAAAAATAATGTATAATTTAATCAGGGAGGGCAATTTGCTCTCCCATAACTAAAAAGGAAGGAGAATAATATGACTATCAAAGTACTAACAAAAGAGTCACTATACATTACAATAAATAATACTACTTACTACATAGATGACTCAACCAATGAGCAAATAATGGATAAGTGGAATAATGATAAACTAAAAAAGAAAGGAGAATAATTATGCCGAATTGGGTTTACAACAGAATTGTTTTTTCAGAAGAATTAACAACTGAACAAAAACAGAAAATAGAGGTAATGAAAATGCAGAAGGGGATGTGTAGATACTACACCCCAATGCCTATTGAACTTGAAGGGGGTAGTCACCCATCACAGACCAATCAAGATAATTGGTATGACTTTGCTATCAGAGAGTGGGGGACAAAGTGGGGTGATTGTGATTTTGATTTTGATTTTGAGGATGAAATTATATCGTTCGATACTGCTTGGTCACCCATATCCAACAAAATACTTAATCTACTCGCAAAAGACTTTCCCAACTTTACCTATGAGTTTGAAGAGGAAACAGAGTGGGGTGGGGAAATAGAGTACGAGAATGGAGAGGTCATTAGGTCTTGGGCTTATGATGAACCGAATTGGGAATACTATGAGGATGGTAATGAATACCAAATCACCGAACTACAGAGTGAGCATCCCTTGTATGAGGATGATGGGGTTGGATTTTATTATGCGTATTCACGAGAGTATTTAGGTGAAACTTTAGATGAAGCAATCAAAAATTATAACTAATAAAAAGGAAGGAGAATAAAATGAAGAAAATAGAACTAAATAAAATAGCTAAGAAGTTACAACACTTAGAGATTATTGAGTTGAGGGATTCGGGGTTAAAGAATCGCAATGGTGGTTTTGCTATTGTAGAGATGTATGATTATGATGATGAAATCCTATACGTGACAGTACAAACGGGTGTTCAAACGGGCAATGATGATTTTTCATCAACAGTGAGAGATAGGAAAATAAACAGAGAAACATTGGAGTGGTATACCATCCCCGACCCCAATGCAGTAGATTGTAACAACTGTGATGGGCAGGATTTTCATTTGGATGAAATATGTCCTGATTGTGGAAGAGATAATTTTACTAAATAAAGCAGTAATAAAATAACATAAACAAAGGGAGGGCATTTTGCCCTCCTATAACTAAAAAGAAAGGAGAATAAAATATGACTAATTTAACAGACTATATTGATTGGGTTTCTATAGATGTGGATTTCAATTTACGAACCGATTTAAAAAGTATTAAAATTCTTTCTAGAATAGAGTCCAGTTTGAAAGATTATATAAACAACAACAGAGATTGGGATAACATAGATGCGTTTGACTTTTTATATACGCATAATGGAACACAAATTAATCGCACCGAGTTTAACAATAATGTTCCACTCGGATGGATGCTTGACCTTGACCATGAACTAGTGTATGATTATAGGGGTTACAAGGCACAACACCAAGAGATATTATTCTCATGTTGTGGTGATGAAATTACTGGGGATATACTTGACTATGGTAGATGCCCAACTTGTAAAGAAAATTTATAAAACAATTTAAAATGAAAAGTTTACTAGATAGATTAGAAACGAAAGGAAAAGATATGTTGAATGCTCATTCAATTAAGTACAGACATACTGGCAGACACCTAACTTTGATGTTAACACAACATAAAAGTCTTATGGATATGGAGTTCGGAGATGTTTGGGCTTTATCTTATGTATTTGAATGTGATATTATAAATGTTTTGGATTATTTTAAAATGGATAGCTATGAAGAAGTATTATAATAATTTCAAGGAGATAGTTAGGAATGTGATGGATGTATTTTACATTATCATTATTCCTATCTTTATAATTTTATTAACGATACATTTGTTATTACTATGGATGAGATAGATTTAAAAATTTTAATTATCAAAGGAATGGAGGAGGCGTTTAGCACAAGAGGTAAAAGAAAGAACTTACTCAAAGCAAAATGTCCTCCAATAGATACATTAGGTTCTGCCGTTTGGCAAGGCTTAATGGCACACTCAAATAAATTCAAGTTAGGCATGGCTCATGTCATGTATCTAACTGGTGAGAGAAGAGAGGTTTTTGACTACTTAATTAAGTTAGGGTCAAGGGTTGACCTTTCGGGTATGGATTTAGATGCCAATATATTGGCTGACTTTTTTGACTTCGAGGTTTTGGACATGATAGATTGGGAAACCGAAGATGATTTTATTAATGATGATGATGAACCTATATTTTAAAAATATGAAACAACTAAAAGTACTACAAATTAAAGAAGGCACTCGATGGTATGATGTTAAGATTGATGACAAAGCCATAATGAGTACTGGATATTCTGAAGATATAAAAGAAAAATTCAGAAATCAAATAAATAAATATGACCAAGAGTTAAGAGTGGTATCAGTTTACTACCCATTACTTGAGGCATCAGTCATAACATTGAATAATGATGACTTGACTTATAGGGTAACAACTGACCTAACAAAGTTAGATGCAGAGGATGTTAACAAGTTAAGCTACCTATTCGAGGTTAGTACTGAAACAAAAGAAAATCAATGGGGAGATAACGGACTGGTACACACCCTATTGCACCGAATAAATTTTACCGATGATGAATTTATAACTTTAAATATTTAAGACATGAAAAAATCACAGATTATAGATGGAGTGACAATAACTTTTCACGACAATAAACTAAACTTTAATATCCCATCTTCATGGGATGGCATTGACTACTCCAGTTGGAAGAGTAGAAATCTTAATGATATAAATATTCTCCACAAAGAGATGAAGGAATTAAGGAGGTCTGAGGATGTATAGTGATAAAGAAATATTCAAACAAGCAGAGTCAGACCCTACTTGTTTGATAATAAAAGATGAAATTACTTATGCCATTATAAATAACGGAACCAGAATAGAAAGGTTTGATGATGGTACATATGAATATATGAACACCTCTACAAGTGGAGATTATTATGAGCCGTTAAGTTCAGAGTGTAAGATGACAATAGAATCTTACGGATGGGCTTTAGGTACACTCAAGGTTAAGCTTGTTAATAATATATACAAACTCAATAGGATTGAGGTTGCGATAAAAGATGAGGTTAATAGTAGACAAAACCCAAAAATACTTACCTTCCTCAAAAGGAGGAGGGAAGAGGTTATGGAGGTCTATAATACCTCCGTAAAAAAAACAAAGAAACTAAAAAGTTATTGATATTTTTTGTATCTTTGTGGACACTTCCACACCTATTTATGGTGACACTTTACACATACCTAAGATTATATTTTAATTTTAATATATTACATATGCTATAGACATTTAGCTGATAGCGTCAGCTCAGCTCTAAAAAAAAGGCGTTGGTCAAAAAGAAGAGAGGGTGATGAGGATTCGATTCCCTCATCACTCACTATTAAATTTTAATTCTAATTAAACACAAATTTATTATGAGTAACACTAAAGATTACACAAATGTTTTTAACACATTGAATTCAATTGATGTTAAACCAATGATTGAAAAGAAGGGTAAGATGAATTACGTTTCTTGGTCACACGCTTGGCGTTCAGTCAAGACATTATTCCCTAACGCCACACGAAAAGTATACGAGGCAGAGAATGGCTTGAACTATTTCACAGATGGAAGAACTTGCTTTGTAAAAGTTGGAGTAACTATTAATGATGAGGAGATGATTGATTATCTACCTATCATGGACTATCGGATGCAGAGTATTACTGCTGACAAGGTAACTTCAATGGATGTTAATAAGGCTATACAACGTAGTATGACCAAGGCTATAGCTATGCATGGACTTGGCTTAGAGTTATGGTATGGTGAGGACTTGCCAGTTGAGGAGAAGAAAGACCCTAACAAAAAAGCTAAGCTATCTACCGACTCTCCTAACTATGACAAGGTATTGGTATTTATAGAGGGCAAGGCTAAGTCAGGAGTATCATTCGCAAAATGTATGACTGACATTGAGAAGAAGTATGAGGTAACACCTCAAACTAAAAAAACTCTTAGTGCTAAATATAAATCAGCATCAGTCTAATGGATGTTATTACCGAACTAAGAGATGATGCAAAATATTATGGGGAATTTGGCAAACAATATGTCAGTGCCTCAGATATCGGAACTCTACTAAACAATCCTTCTGAATTCAAGAAGGATAAGACTCCAACTATTCCTATGTTGCAAGGACATATGTTCCATCAGCTAATATTAGAACCTAGCAAGGATGTTAAATATCATGTCGTTGATGCCAATACAAGGAGTACAAAGCACTACAAAGATTATGTGAATAGTAATCAGGTAGACCAAGCTTACCTGCAAAAAGAAGTTGATGCAGTTGAATCATGGGTTGATGTCGTAAAGAACAACTTTTTAATTTATGATTTGATTACGCAGGAAGGGAACCTATATGAAGTACCTGCCGTTGGTGAGATTATGAGTACTCCATTCAAGGGAAAAGCTGATATTGTTGGTGATAAGATATATGATTTAAAAACCACAAGTGATATCAATCAGTTCATGTGGTCAGCAAAGAGATATAACTACGATAGTCAGGCTTACATCTATAAACAACTATTCGATAAGGACATGGTATTCATTGTGGTTGATAAACAAACCAATCAACTGGGTATCTTTGAATGTTCTCAGCAGTTCTATGATAATGGGAGAGACAAAGTAGAACGTGCATTAGAAGTATGGGATAGGTACTACTCTCCATTAAGTACAGAGGATATTAATTCAAGAATTATTTACCAAACATTATAAATATATTATTATGAGTGAAAAAAAAGAAGTGCTATTTGCAGATGGAATTTATTTTAAAAGAAATGAAAACGCACCAGAGTTTGTGGTGGGCAAGGTTAAATTTAAAGTTGATGAAGCTATAAAGACCTTGAAAGAATTCCAGAGTGATGGATGGTTGTCAGTTGATATCAAGCAATCAAAGAGTGGAAACTACTATGTAGAAGTTGATACTTGGAAGCCTGAAGGTGGGTTTAAGAAAAAAAAAAATGACACACCTGTGACAGAAAATGACACACCTGTGACAGAAACTACTGAAGAACTACCATTCTAACTATCAGTTATTTACCATTAAAATATGGGGAGGTAATGACAATCCTCCCCTATTTTTATATATATACAACTAATAACTTTCTAATATTTGTATATTTTTTTTTATTGATTTTGATAAATTATCAGTCATTCAGTCATTAAGGACTTATAAATATTGATAATCAAATAGTTAAAAGGTAAATGCATCTGTCATTTATCTGTCATAAATTGTCACTAATATAAATTAAACACAAATGAAAATAACAATATTTAAAGACATAAGGGAGACAGAACAAAAACACATTGTTGATGTTGGGGTTATGTTAGAAAGGATTAAGAATGGGTCTAAGAGTAAAGACCTAATTAAATCTATTAGAGTTGAGAAGGATTCAACCAAGAGGCAACAACTAAAAATGAAGTTGCCCTCTATTTTATTCTCAGGAGAGTTTGTGGGTAGAAAAGATTCTGACATTGTAAATCATAGTGGGTTGATATGTTTGGACTTTGACAAGTACGATAGTCAAAAAGATATGCTATCAGATAAAGAGAAGTTTACCAAGGATAAGTTCACTTACTCAGTATTTATTTCTCCTTCAGGTAATGGATTGAAAGTGCTTGTTAAGATACCTAAAGATATACCTAATCATAAGCTATACTTCAATGCCTTACAGAAGTATTATAACAACCCACATTTTGATACCACATCTAAGAATATTGCAAGGGTATGTTATGAGAGTTATGACCCATTGATTTTTACTAATGGTATTAGTAGTGTGTGGGAAAAGTATGAAGAGCCTGAGCACAGAGAGATAGAGTTGGATTCTAAAAGAAAGACCATTAAAATAACCGACAAACCTAAAATAATAGATATACTTCAGAAGTGGTGGACAAAGAAGTATCCTATGATTGAGGGCGAGAGAAATAATAATGCGTATGTATTTGCCCAAGCTTGTAATGAGTTTGGAGTATACCCAGTGCAAAGCAAGAACGTGCTTTCAGAATATTGTGGCAATGGATTTTCTATTGAAGAGATGGAGAAGGTTGTTGATTCTGCTTACAGACAAACTGAAAAGAACAACACAAAATTTTATGAAGATGAGGATAGAATAAATAGAATTAAACAGCAAGTTAAATCAGGAGCACCAAGAACAGAGATACACAGAAGTGCTGATGATGATATTGAATCAGACATAATAGATTCTATTATAGATGAAACGATTAATGAGGCTGATGAGTATTTGTTTTGGAGCATAAGCGATAGAGGCGTTGTTCGGCTACAACCTAATACCTTTAAACATTTTTTGGAGGACAATGGGTATTATAAATATGCGATAGAAGGTTCAAATAATTATACATTTGTTAAGGTAATCAACAATCTTATAGAGGCTACAGACGTTAATGATATAAAAGATTTTACCCTTAACTATCTTATTAAACTATCTAACATTGCAATCTATAATCACTTTGCTGATAGCACGAGGTACTTTACAGATAACTATCTAAGTCTAATAGATACAATTGATATATTCTTTATTGAGGATACTAAAGACGTTAGCTATTTATACTATAAAGATTGTGCTATTAAAGTAACAAGTGGTGATGTTGAAATAATAGATTATATAGACTTAGGTGGCTATGTATGGAAAGACCACATCATTGATAGAAACTTTAAAATAGTTAAGGTTGATAAACATTCTGACTATCCTAAATTTATTGGTAACATATCCAATAACAAAAGTGATAGACGCAGGTCAATGGAAAGTACAATAGGTTATCTTATGCATGGATATAAAACTCCATCGTATGCACCTGCTGTTATTCTTAATGATGAGATTATTTCTGACAACCCTGAAGGCGGTACTGGCAAGGGTATTTTTATGAACGCTTTATCTCATATGAAGAAGGTGGTTACTATTGATGGTAAGAGTTTTAGCTTTGAGAAAAACTTTGCTTATCAGTTAGTTAATTCAGATACTCAGATATTATTATTTGATGATATCAGAAAACACTTTCCTTTTGAAAGATTGTTTAGCGTGGTAACTGAAGGTATTACTATAGAGAAAAAGAATAAGGACTCGGTTAAGGTTCCTTTTGAAAAATCTCCAAAGGTAGCTATCACTACTAACTATGCTATCAGAGGAGCAGGTAATTCTTTTGTCAGAAGAAAGTGGGAACTAGAATTACATCAGTATTATAATGCAAATTATACACCACTAGATGAATTTGGTAAGATGCTTTTTTCAGATTGGGATGATGACGAGTGGTCACAATTTGATAACTATATGATTTCTTGTTTGCAAGTGTACATGTCTCAGGGATTAGTATCTTCAAGCTTTGTTAATCTTAAGATAAGACATTTGTCTGCCGAGACATCACATGATTTTGTGGAGTGGCTTGGGCTTGTAGATGAGGATAAGAATGACTTTAATAAATACTCAGTGGTTGGTTGTAAAATTAGCCTTAGTGAGGCTATGGGAGATTTCATATCTGATTATCCTGACTACCAAGCTAAGAGTAAGTTTGCTTTGTCATCTAAAAACTTCAAAAGTTGGTTCCAATCTTATGCTATATATAAGACTGGAGAAAAAGCTGAGAACGGAAGAGACGCTACAAGTAGATGGTTTAGGCTCAAAACGGAGCAGGAAATATCTGCTTCAGTACAAACTAAAATTAATATATAATGGAGTATAAACAAATTGTAAACCAGTTAGCAGGTCAGGCTTTAAGAGGGCTTGACTTTGCTGACATAATAAATAATGTTATGAAGATGAATAACCGTAAAAAAATTGAAGTCTTATTAAAAGCTAGAAGGCATTTGATAGATGGTGATTACAGATTCATATGTACGTCTGTAAAAGCTGTTCTCCTGAATGATTCTGGAATAAGGGTTAGCTTAACTGATGTAGGAATAAAGTTCTTTCCTGAGCTGAGTGCTTACATCCCTATTAAACCACATGAAAAACTCACAGGCTTAGAGGTAAGATTAAATATCATTGATACAATAATTGATATGATATTGTTTGAGGATAATGTAAAACTAATGTCAATAAAAAAATAAGTTATGTTTAAATTTAAAATGAGTAACACCGAGACAGCAATTGTATGGCTGATTACAGCCGTTTGTATAACATTAATAATAATAAATAACTAAACATGGAAATATTAAAAGCAATAGAAAAACTATTCGAGGGTAATTTAGAAATACTCGTTAAGAAAAATAATGACTATGCTTCATCAGAGCCTGAGAATTTCTTCAGGAACTTTGAGGCATCAGCTCATGTCGCAGGTATATCAGTAGAGCAAGGTATCATAGTTAGATTAATGGACAAGGTTTCTAGGATAAGTAATCTACTAACAAAAGATGCTAAGGTAGAAGATGAGAAGATAACTGATACTATATCAGACCTCATTAACTATGCGGCTATACTATACGCCTACTTAGATAGGGAGCATAGCTTGTTTGAAAACTATAATCCTGATAGCGAAGATGATTGTGAGCCTAGTAATGAGGAGTTAGATAGTATGGTAATTGAAGACTTTTGTACAACAACATTTACCTATAAAAAAGGTGATACCTGCTGTCATTCAAGTATAAATAAGTCAACAACTTATTAATATTTTTTGTATCTTTACATCTTAATAAAATTTTATGATAGAAATATTAAGCCACACCATTTTTAATGGGGAGAAAGGTAAGGATATTCCTTATCTTCACGAAATCAATTCGCAAGATGAATTGAATGAACACCGAGCCAAGCTTCTTAAGAAATACTTAGCCAAGAAACCTAAGGTACATCACATACAGCACAATAAAGAGAAACCTCTTCGTGTATTTTTTACATTAAGATATTCTCCTGATGAAACGAGGAGGCTGCGTGGGTAGTATATGGGATGATATGCGTAATCCAGCAGAACAGCTAGAGAGATTAAAGTCTATGCTTAAAGTTATGGAACGCAAGGTTCCTGCGAAGGGTCAGATAAAACGCAGGGGTCAAGAGGCACATATGGTATATAGGTTTAGAACAACATCTGACAATGAAATTAGAATTAAATTAAATAATAAAATAAAAGAATATGAAATACACAATTAAAAAGGGGAGGCATTATGCCGCCTTTACAATCAACAGACTATTTCCATTTAGCAGTAGAAGTAAAGAGGGGAGTATAAAGTTTTCTAAAGAATGCCTAGAGGAAGGGGATATAAGTGGGTGGAATAAACTCACAGGCATAGCTAGTGCAGAGATTCATAAGAACTCAGGCAGATTAGTGTGGCGTTCTAACGGAAATTCAATAATGATATCAGGTTATGTCTATATGAATGGAGTAAGGAGAGAGATGTTAATCACAAGTATAGATGTGGACAAATGGTATGACTTCAGTATTGAGTACTCTAACAAGGTTTGGAGGTTCAGTGTTAATGGTAGACAGATACTCATGTCTGGATATCTTCCTAGCAATGTACTAAACTTTAAGTGTTTCCCATACTTTGGAGGTCAGAGTGTAGCACCTCAGACTATGTATGTATGGGTTAAGTAGTTCCGATGGAGTTAAGAGACTATCAAGAAAAAATAAAGAACGAAGGGTTGAAAATCATTAGGCAACATCGCTTATTGTATCTATCAATGGAGGTGAGGACTGGAAAGACCCTCACTTCCTTAAGTATAGCTCAAGAGCTAGGGGTAGATAATGTCCTCTTCATCACAAAGAAGAAGGCTATCTCTTCTATCAATGATGACTATGATAAGTTATGTCCTCACAACTTTTCTTTATTTATTATAAACTATGAGTCTATGCATAAGCTTTCCAAGATAAAATGGGATATGATTATATTGGATGAGGCTCATACGCTAGGTGCTTTCCCTAAGCCTAGCAAGAGAAGTAAGCAATTAAAAGACTTACTAAAAACTAATTATTCATTTGTGTGTTTGTTGAGTGGAACGCCTACACCTGAATCATACAGTCAAATGTATCATCAGGTGTATGGCATACCCACTAATCCTTTTAAACAGTACACAAACTTCTACAAATTCTGCCATGATTATGTAGATGTGAAGCAAAGAAAGATAAATGGTTTATATATCAATGATTATTCTAGAGGAAAGGATACAATACTTGATGCAATGAAACCATATACCATAAGCTACACTCAGAAAGCAGCAGGCTTTGAGTCTGAGATTCAGGAGGAAGTCTTATACGTTCCAATGAAACCAATTACCTACCAGTTAGTTAAGCGATTAAAAGATGATTTAATTATTGAAGGTAAGTCAGGTGAGGTTGTCTTAGCAGACACAGCAGTTAAGTTGATGATGAAGCTTCATCAGTTGTACTCAGGCTCAGTTAAGTTTGAGTCAGGCAACTCTATGATAACCGACACCTCTAAGGCAGAGTTCATAAAAGAAAACTTTGCAGGTAAGAAGATAGGTATATTCTATAAGTTTAAGGCAGAGTTAGAAGTCCTCAAGGAAGTATACGGAGACAAGCTAACAACAGACTTGAAAGAGTTTGAAATTACAGACAAGAATATAGCCTTGCAAATTGTGTCAGGTAGAGAAGGCATCTCATTAAGATGGGCTGACTACTTGGTATACTACAACATTGATTTCTCAGCCACAAGTTATTGGCAGTCGAGAGATAGGATGACTACTAAAGATAGGACTTTCAACAAGGTCTATTGGGTTTTTGCTGACAAAGGTATGGAGAAGGATATATACAAGGCAGTTACTAAAAAGAAGGACTACACGTTAAAACATTTTAAACGAGACAATGAAGACTGAACAACAAGTCCAAAGCAAACTCATTAAAGAGCTGGAAGCTAAGGGGTATTACGTTCTCAAGCTTGTCAAGACAAACAAAAATGGAATACCTGATGTGTTGGCTATACCACCTGACAGTGACGTTGAGTTCTATGAGGTCAAGCGTAAGAATGGTAAAGCTTCTAAGCTTCAAGAGTATAGATTAAAAGAACTAAACAATCTAAATATTAAAGCAGAAATATATAGAGGTGATTAGCTATGAAGAAAACTATTGAACACAAAATATGGTTTGAGTGTGACCATTGTCATACAAAGAGCAGGGATTATAAATTTATATCAACAACAGATGATGATAGCTTTGTAAGCTGTCCAGTCTGCACTAAACAAAATAGACTATGAGAAATTTTTTTGAAAGGCTAAGGTTTTATCTTAGCAGAATACCTGATTATACTACATTAAATTACATAGACAAAGATTCTGTTGTAATTGATGCTAAGAACATTACCTTTGGCAATATGCCTTGGAAGAAAGGGTGGACTAAAAGTTTTAACTCCAGTGACGGTGACCCATTTTTCAGACCTTCACGCCCTTGGAATACCTCACTAAGTAAGCCGCAGAATTGTTATACTGAAGACGGTTTAATTAGATTAACATTCCCTAAGAACCAAATAAAAGATGCATATATGCAGTCTAACTTTACAATAAAGATAGGTACAGTCAAGGCAGTTGTTAAGGTTCCTAACGTTAAGTATGCGTGGTCAGCCTTCTGGTTATTTGGCGAGGATGGTATGCCTGAGTGTGATATGATGGAGCACTGTGGTTCTTGGAAAGATGAAGTATCAGTTACTCATCATTGGGGATATGACTATAACAATATTAGAGGCAAGAAGATGACCCACAACAATGCTAGAACTAACAGAAAGTTTAAGCCAACTGAAAACTTTTACCTGTATGAGGTTGAGCTAACTCCTTATGAAGTTATATATCGTATCAACGGTATTGTGGTACGCAAAATGAAACAGGGTGTTCCTTCAGGAGGAAATAACATTATCTTTGATGTAACTCAAGGTAATTATTGCGACAATGGCATCCCAACACAAGATGCAACGATGGAAATAAAACAAATAATTATAAATAAAATATCATAAACACAATGAAAGAAACAGATTTAATTATTAAACTGGTAGAAAGAGAATTTAATATTGATAATATATTAACTAAGTCTAGAGAAAGACAATATATTGATGCAAGAATGTTTGCATATCAACTGATGAGAGACCTAGACTATAGTCTAGTACAGATAGGTAGGCGTATGAACAAGAACCATGCTACCGTTTTGTGGGCTATCAAACAGTTTGGGTATATAAGAGAGTTTGATTTAGATGTTAGTAATAGATACGATAGCTTGTATGTAAAATTAAAAGAAGATTATGAATTGGTTTTAGATACCAACAGAACCAATGATAATCTTAATGATATGCTTAAGAGAAAGCTTGATAAGGTTATTCAGGATAATGAAAGAATAACTAAACTCTACTCTGAATTAAAAGAAACAAAGGAAGAGACAGAGTTTGATGATGTATTTAAACTCATTCGTTCTAAGCTTAATCCTAGGAATAAGGAAGCCTTTTACATAAAAGCAAACGGCATACTTAATGGATTAATAGATAAATAATTATGACAAAAATTCCGAGTACAGACAAGAGTAGGTTAACCCATATTAATTTTACGACCAATGATTTATACAACAGTGTAGATATAATATCGGAGGCGTTAGTAGATAAGGATTATACCGTGGCAAAGATGGAGGCACAAGAGTTAATTAAAAAATGCAAAACACTAGCCGATTCTATTATGGGTCGCATATAAAACTATAAACTATGAGCAGTAAAAGAATGAGATTACAGCCTATTGAGGCTCAAATACTAGGAAAAAATACAATGATTAAAGAAAAGGGCAGGGGTACTGTCCGTGCATATCTCAATGAAGAGGAGCAAAATAAACTATCACAGATTCGTGAGAGTGATTCTGCATTTGAGAATGAATGTAAAGCCCTAGGCATTGAACCTCACACTGTAAGTAATTATTGGTATAAAGGAAAGCATTTTTCTATACACACCAAGCCTAACCAAACAAACATTGAAGATATTAAGGATGATATTATCTCTCAGATGAATGAGCATTCTCCTAAGTATAAGAAAGTGTTTCATAGCTCTAAACCTAACCCACACCTGTTAGTTATTGACCCTGCTGATATTCATGTAGGTAAGTTAGCCACAGCTATGGAATCAGGAGAGGAATACAATATGCAGATAGCAGTGCAAAGAGTTTTGGATGGAGTTCAGGGTATATTGGATAAGTCTAAAGGGTTTCATATAGACCAAATTCTTTTAGTGGGTGGTAATGATGTGTTACACATTGACTCACCCTCAAGAAAAACCACATCAGGCACACCTCAGGATACAGATGGGATGTGGTATGAGAATTTTATGATGGCTAAACAGTTATATGTAGATGTAATTGAGATGCTTGCAACCCACGCACCATTACACTTTGTGTTCAATCCCTCTAACCATGATTATATGTCAGGATTTTTTTTAGCGGACGTTATTAAGTCTTGGTTTAGGCAACACCCTCATGTCTCATTTGACACCTCTGTAGCTCATCGTAAGTATTTTCGGTATGGTAACTCATTAATTGGAACAACGCACGGTGACGGAGCTAAGAATGCGACCCTGCCTATCCTAATGGCTCAAGAAGCTCCTAAGGATTGGGCATTCACTAAGCATAGATATATCTACACTCATCATCTGCACCATAAGATTGCACAAGATGTAGTTGGTGTGACAATAGAAGCATTAAGAAGTCCGTCAGCTACAGACAGTTGGCATCATAGGAATGGATATCAGCACGCACCTAAGGCTGTTGAAGGATTCCTCCATCACCCTGAGCACGGTCAGGTTGCGAGGTTAACTCATATATTCTAATAGATGACAGAGGAATTCAAACGTGGTACTATGGATTTATTTGTCTCCATATTTGATGGAACTTATGTATCCGTTCCCAACCAGAAAGATTTAGTAGAGGTGTTTGATTCCAATGGAAGTCTTATTGCTACAGCTTTGATAGTGGAGGGGGAAGGAGAGATAAAAGACTCCTATCCCCTCACTATCTCAGCACGAAAGCTCTTGCCTACACTATCCAACCGAATGACAGTCGTAATTATATGGAGCTGTTCAGATGGTATAATATATGGGAGGCTCAATCAAATTGAAGGCTCCATAAAGTGGGCAGGTCACAAAAATTATGGTGAACCTGCCTGTTATTTTTATAAACAAACTAACTTGAAGTACAAGAAAGTATAAAGCTTACTTCTTTTTCTTGTTATAATCTTTATATAATTGCCTTAAGGTAACTCTTCTTATATCTTTATATAAAGGTAGTATACCAATTAAACCTAAAGCATCTACTGTTCCTCTTACTTTTAATTCCTTAATATTTTTCTGTCGAGTATCCCATCGGTTACTTGATGTGGCTCTTTGAGCCAAGGTTCCTGCTCTGATTCCTCCTTTAATGTAAGGAGACATCGCACCTGAAAACCCTTGAATTAAAGTTTTAGAAATGTTACCCTCTGTTAAATCTTGAAACGATACAGGAGAGAACAGTATAGAATGCTCAAATGAATCATAGTCTTGGTCAGGATAAGACCTTAAAAAACCTCCATGTTCTTTATTCATGGCTTCAACTCCCCAAGCTATAGGCATACGTCCTATTGCTCCTAGATTACGTTGCAATAATAGTGTGGCTATTGAACCCGTCAACTGTCGCTTCATCAAAGCCGTGTAGTCTATTTCCTCTTCTTCAAAGTCATCAAATAGCATACTGCCTAGCATGACATCAAACATTTCCCTAAGTAAAGAATACATTACCATATAACTAGACATCCTTAGTGTGGCTGCTGCTATTAAGGCTAAGCCTTTACGTCTACTTATTTTCCCTCCATACACTAACCCTAGGATACCATCTCTAAATGTGGTATATTCATATATCATAAAGGTCTGCATAAATCCGTTTATCTTTTTCCAAAGAACGGTAGCAGTATTGTCATCAGGGTTTATCTTCCCACTAAGTACACCATTAAATATATTAACAGAGGTGGCTGCCATTGTTACTTCTTTATCAGCCTTAAGTCTAGCTTTTTTAATAGCTGCTTTATGTTCTTTCAAGTAAGCCTTGTCATTTTCTCTGATAGCATCAAAGTTAATGTCTTGACCACTCTCTTTCTTAAACTCAATAGCCATTGTTCCAAACCAAAGAGGTCTAGATACCATCATATCAGGTGTTGATATCAGACCTGTGTGAAGGTAGTCTATACCTTTTAGAGGATAGTTTAAATATTTTCCTACAACAGAGGTTACCCTACCTGCAACTCCTTTTGCTTTAGCTTTTTTTACAGACTGCTTTGTATCAAACATAGTTGACTCCATGAATTTACCTAAAGCTTTTCTACCAAATGCTTTGTTAGTGGCTTCAGACAGTGAATTACTCATAATATCCCTACTGTCTGCTCTCATTGAAAGGTTAGCGTATTTACTTATACCTACACCATATCCTTTAGGCTGTGCTATCAGTACATACCCTAAGTTAGAAGAAAATTCAGCACCTGCTCTAGGTATGGACGCAAGTAAAGCTTTATATCCTATACCTTCCATTCTAGCCAATACACTATTTTTTTTATGAGCCATATTAGAATCGAAAGCTATTTTTAATGCCTCATTAAAAGCATCTCTAACAGCTATTAGCGATTCTAAATGTTCTTCGTTTATTTCTGGTTCATTGGATGCTTTGTATATAGCTTTATTTATGGTTCTCTGAATTGTTTTCACAGGATTTGTCATATGAAAATCAAGTAGCGTTTCTCTTGCTCCATTTAATGTAGCGGCTAATGGGTCAAAGTTTATATTTTTAACACCCTCTGTTCTTTCTTGTAATGTGCCTGCCTTTATTGATGCTGATTTAAACCTGTTAAATATTTTTGATACAGCTTGGTTAGCTTGCTTTTCATTAGCATACACAGTATCGTGACGTATATAATTGTTATACATTGTAGGTCTGCTACCTCCTATGGTTGCTCCTGCATGTAAAGCTTTCTCATATACCACTTCATTAGTTTTGTCAACAACCTTAATCATTTCTTTTTGAAGAGGGTCAAGCGAATTAAATAATTTCTCTGCTGATATTTCACCATTTTCATCTTGGATACTTTTATCACTAAGAATTTTCTCAAATATTACTTGGTCTTTCTTATCATAGTATGATACCTCTCTCTTCTTTATACCATCTATCTGAGCTTCAAGAGCTTGTTTACCTGAGAATGTTGTACTCTCTTTACTAGGATTTGAATCCCTCTCACGCTGAAGTAGATAGGTCATTACCCTCCACTTGAACTCAGCTATTTTATTAGGATTTCCTATGAATTTATTGTCAATTTTATTGTCAATATACAATATCTTTTCAGCCAACTTATCTACCTCTGCTCCAAACTTTGACATACTTACACCAGCCTTGCCAAATATCTCATTATATATAGCATGGTCTTCATGGTTACCAAACACAGCATCTATAGAGTGAAGAGGATTATTAGTTATAGCACTAAGCTCTTTGGTTTTATTCCCAAAAATATACGACCTAATTTTAGCTGTAGCTTTTTCCACCATAAGCTTTATGCCTCCTTCTGTCTTGTCATATAATATCTCTGACGCTGGTAAAGATTCAGCCTCAATGGCTACGTTGTTTCCGTATGCAGAAAAGTACCCATTTTTTATTTGGTCTAGTAAATCAGGTATATTTTCTAGCATACTTAAAGGCATTTTCTGTAGCTCCACCTTCTTTAATAGCTCTAATAAGTAATCTGCCCGCTCATTGTCATACTCATTCTCTGTTGTTTCTTCTACCTTAAAGTCTTTAAGCAAGGTTTTTATTTCTTTCTCAAGCTCCTCTTTTCTCTCTTGTATTTCTTCCTCAGTTTTAGGTTCACTCTTTAGTGAAGGAAGAATAAGGCTTTTATATTGCCTTATAATGTTAGCGGTTTCTTCATCTAACTCACCTTCTTTAACCATTCTAGCAATGGTCTTAGCAAAGTCCACCTTGATACCGTCTTCACCCAAAGCTAGGTTAGGCGATGACATTATAAGACTGTTGTACAGTGGGATTTTTTCATATACATTACTAACTTCTTCTAATATTTTTTCTGCTTTAGCTACAATAATATCCTTCTGTTCAGGAGTAAGTACAGCTTTAGATGAACCGAATTGATTTACTAAAGATACATAATCTTCTAGAACAGAAGCGGGTATAAGCTTAGCTCTAATACTAAACACAGAGTCAAGTAAATCAAATGTTGCATTTATAGCACCCACTTTCTTTCTTATATTCTGCTTAGCTTTCTTGCGTATCTTATCACTGCGTACCATTCTCTCAGCTAATTCAGCCTTCTCAAATATTTTTTGAGTAAACTCTGTGAAATTCTCTACTTGCTTAGAACTAAACACATTAAGTTTCATAGCTTTTTCAGACAGAACAAGTGCTTGATACTGTGTGAGCTTGCCTATTGTTCTTAATTCTTTTATAGTTTTAATTATTTCTTTAGCTATTCTAGTTCTTTCTTTCAAGGTGTTTCTAGCCTGAGATGCTGATAACTTTATCTGCTCTATCAATGAAGTATACTCTTCAGTTGCTACCTGACTATCAACTGTACCCTTATCAACAGCAGTTTGTAATTGACTCTTGATACCGTTAACAAATCTAGTTATGGTAGCCTTAAGGTTATTTACTTGTTTATCTGTAAGATTTTTTCTTTTATTCCACTTTTCTAGTAGCTCCTGTGCTCTTGATTTTTGCTCCTTGTTACCATTAAGTAAAGCCTCGTTTAGTTTCTGGGCATACTTTTCAGTAACCTTCTTAGTAGGTGCAACCTTCTTAGTAGGTGCAACCTTCTTAGGTGTAACCTTCTTAGTAGGTGTAACCTTCTTAGTAGGTGTAACCTTCTTAGTAGGTGCAACCTTCTTAGGTGCAACCTTCTTAGGTGCAAGATTTTTTTCTCTTAGCTTGCTTAAATCTTTTTTGTTTTTTTCATTATCTACATTAAAACTTGCTGATGCTCTCCAATAATTTTCATTTATATTTTTCTTCTCTTCATTGTACTTATCAGTAGAATATATATTCACCCAACCTTCTAACTCCTTAATCTCATTATTATGGTTTTTCTTTAAGGCTTTTAATTTACCATCAACTTCATCTATCTTATCTTGAATCTTTTTCTTCTTGTCAAGATAAACCTTATCTGTGCTTTCTACCATAATAGGTTCTGCTTTAGACCCTTTAGTAGATGTATCTTTGATAGCTTTTTTTAGTAATTGCATATCCCCTCGCCACAATGCAATCTTTTTATTACTAGCTTTAATAGAGTTATTTTTTACATTGGTTGTCCTAGCTAAACTTTTTTTATGTTTATCTAAACTCTCCTTAGTTTTAGCATTCTCTATCTTCTTCTTAATATTTGTAGAGTTATCCTTAAATGTATTTAGTACTTTTGTTTTTTTCTGTTCCTCTGCTTCTATATTATTTTTTAACTCAGCGATAGCTAATTCGGTTGCCTCTTCTTTATCAGCTCTCTGAAACTTAGTATCACTCTCCTCGTCAGGTCTCCAACTAAAATTATTTTTCTCTTCGTTAGCCCACTCTGCTATCCTTTCAGACCGTAGTACCAGTGGGGGAGCGGCTTCTCTAAGTCCTCGTCCGCCATCTTGTCTCCATGCAGATAGCTCATCGCTAAGGATTGTGTTAGCTCTTCTCCCAAGGAGTTTGCGAATATCTCCGCTGCTTTTAATGATTCTAAGTCCACTATCTGTCGCCCATTTTGGGAATCGTTTTCTTGTTTCTTCCTCATTTCTAAAGTATTGTATTGATGAAATTATTAATGACCTTTCTTCTTGTGTTATGTTTCCTTCTTCTATCTCTTTTACCAAAGCCTCAGATAAATCAAAGAAGTATTTTTTCTCATCATTTGTTCTTTGAGCATTGTTAACTCCAAAGGCTCTCTGAGCTTCCCAAGTAATTGATTGTAACTCTCTCGCACTTAACCCAACCTCTGCTGCTACTTCTTGGTATGCTTCTTTTATAACATCATACATAGCAGATTTACCTTGGTCAAATAACTTGATGCCACCTGCATCATTTACAGAAGCAGGCAGGTTTAAAGCTACGGAAGCTGCGTGAGTATCTGCTGTTATGTAATCGTTCTCATGGTCAGGGTGTAGAATGTTATTTATAAAGTTTCTAACCTTATTCCCGTAACCTATTTGCACTGAGACATTCTCTCTACTGCCATCTAAGTATAGACTAATAGCCTTAGCTATCTCGCTGTTTGAATTCCAAGTAATGGGTGTGCTGTTAAGCACAATATTACCTTTCTCATCCTTAAGTATCTTGCCATTAGGGTCTGTCTGAGCTACCCCAGAACTATTGTTCGCTTGGTCTTTTATTCTAACAACAGTAGCTACCTGCTGTAGTCTGTTTATGTAATCATTATCAGCCTCACCTTTACCTTGAGGTGCAAGCAACTCGTCTATTGTCATTCCAATAAATTCTTTTGCTGCATCAATAGATTTAAGGAAAGTGCTTTTGCTGTCATTACGACCAACATAGTTCTTTACCTTTTGCCACTCTTCCTGTGTAAGAGGCTTATCATTTTGATTAGTAAGAACATCCAAGACTCTCTCGGCTCCTGATATATTGTTGAACCAATCATTTTGTGGGGATAGTACTGCAAGTATACCAGCTACTTGAGGTGTACTGAGTTTGCTACCATCAGGTTTTACATATGTATCCTGAAGGTTTCTAGCAATTCTATGAGCACCATTATACCACTTCTTTGAATTCTCTATAAATTCAGAGTCTAAGGTATTATATATACTTCTTATATTAGCCTTAGCCATTTCTTTAAAACCATCCATCACTTTTTTAGCTAAAGGAACCATAAACTTTTCAGTCCAATCAGACTTTTTATCCATTCCACTTTCCTTAAAAAGCTCCTTATGATTATCTCTAAGGCGTGATAATTCCTTGGCTTCTCCCATCATTGAAAAGGGTAGAGAAAACTTGGATGAAAATATAACTTTTTTAATTGCTCTATCAATGTTATTTTTATCCTTAGCCTCAGCTTCTTTAGCTGTGATGCCGTGCTTTTCTTCAGAATCCTTATAAGTTACACCTTTGTTCCATGTATATATTCCTTTTGCTATACTTGTAGCCATACCTAGAATATGAGAATTAACTTGACTCTTTGCATTATTCAATTGGTCTTGAATACTACCATTACCAAGTTCTGTGTGCTTTGTATCTCCTCCTATTTTTTTCTTGTCGGCAACAGAAGGTATAGCATCTTCTTTCTTTCCTTTGAAGTCATACTTTTCTTCACCAGTTACGTTTAGGTTAGTAACATCTTCTATCTGTAATTTTGTCTCATCTTCAGAAATCTCAACTGCGTCCTTCTGCTGACGGGCTTTAGGGAGTTGGGGAGTTGCTGAAGTCTCAGTAACCAATGGAGATTGCTTTATATCTCTACCTTTAGCAATGGCATTTAACAAAGTTTTTGTTTCACCTGCTGTGGATACACTAACACCTTTTACTCTTAACTTGTTTAAGATTCTATTAAGCCACTTCATTATCAGCTCTTTAACGCTCAGTGACATACTATCATAATTCTGAGCAAGTATGCCTGCTAATTCTGCCAGCATTTCCTCTTTCTGGCTAGACTTTTTATAATTCTTAGCAAATTTTTCTAGTTTTATTTTAATATCTCCATCAACCTTACCTATAATAGAGTCAAGCATTCTGCTTGTAAGTTCAATTATTTCCTTATTACTAAGGTCACCACTATCTAATACAGCATGAAGCACTTCATGTGCTACAGTTCTAGGGTTAGCCTTCTCACTATTAATATATATAACGCCTTTACTATAAGCACCTGCACCTGTTTGTCTTTGAGCCTTAGTTCCACCCATCCTTTCATCGTTACTAAAATCCTCAGTGCTGTCGTGTATAACAAATTTTACATTAGGAAAGCTTTTCTTAAGAGCTTTTTTATATTTTTTTACCTGCTTAGTAACCTCTTTTATACCAATGCTTTTTTGGCTAGTATCCTCCTCTACAATGTTAGGACTCTCCTGAGCCTCTTCTGCTTTAGCTTCTTCTGCTACCACCTCAATGAGCTGAGTCCTTGGTTGACCTGACCAATCATACCCTACCTCGAAAGTTTTCGCACCATCTTTTGTTTTTACAACAGAAACATTGTCAGTCTTTTTATTGAGCTTATTCTTGAATGTAAAGTTATCATCACCTTTAATTCTTAGTTGTGCTGTTCCATCTTGAAATACTAAACCCTCTGAATGAGCAACTGACTCTTGGTTAAATGTTTTAGCAAACTCAACAGCATGCTCCAATGATAGGTTAGGAACAAAATAAGAGTTCTCTGCTGTTCCATACTTACCCGTAAGCCTCCGAGGTGTATATCCTTTTTGCTTTAACCAAACCCAAGCTTTTTTATTAAGCGATGCATTCTCCTCTTCTGTTAATGGCTGAGCCTCAGGATTCTCACCAGTCAATATACCAAACTCTCCATCTAACTCTTCCTTTAACTGCTCAATATCTTCTTCTTTTAATTCAGCAACAGAATCCTCTACATATTTTGGTTTTGTTCTAGCTGACTTTCTCTCAGCTTTTTGTTTTTCTGTAGGCATCTTAACTCTTACACCTGCTATAAGAACATCACCGTCTTTGTCTTCTTTTGTGTCAGTCTCAAATGTAGCTTGCTCAATCTCAGCACCTTCATTGATTTCGTTCCGAAGGATTTCGTATACCTCAGTATAAACTTCTTGGTCTGTCTTACCTTCAGTATCAAGACTTTCCTTAACCTCAGCACCTTTGTCTCCAAAGACTTCATCAACAGCGTTTGTGTAGTCTATAGAGTTCATTATCTCTGCCTTAGCATCAGATAAAACATTTATAGACTCCTGAAACTCAGCAGCTTCTTGTTTGCTTAAAGTTGCTCTATGCTTTTTTAGTTTTATATCAATTTGCTTAGGACTATCAGTTCTCTCAACACCTGCCTGTTTCAGTAATTTTGACATGAGGTTGTCGTATGTTAAAAGGTCACCAACTTTTTTTCCTCCTAGCAAAACAACATCCGCCTCTGCGTTCTTAACAAGACCGCTTATTTTCTCTACCAAGTTATTAATCTTATTGTGTACCGCTGACCTTTGAGTGTCGCTCAATGGAGCGTTAAGCATACTCTTGTACCCATCTATTATATCGAACGCTTTTTTGAGTTGGTTCTTGTACTTTTTTATACCTACATCCTCCATAATCTTAGAGTAAGCTATGGAAGGAGCTGAGGAACCTGCTGAGGAAATAATTGATGTCACAGCAACATCATCTAACTGGGAGAAGTCTACATCGTCACCCAAAATAAGACCATTAGAAAGTTGATATAATGACTCTATTGAAGTCTCCTCTACAATCTCTGAAGTTGTACGTTTACCTAATTCTAATACAGGTTTCCATCCTGATTTGTTTCCGTTAAGAACACCATAAACAAACTTGTTAGGCTTGACTTTAGATAAGTCCTTAAGTATTTTCATTGAGTTAGGAACTGTACCAACAAATCTTGTTATACTTCCTTCCACAAAACCAGCAGCAACGGCAGCTCTTATGAGGTCTTCCTCAGATATGTCTGATATTTTTCTCTGTCTTTCAAGTTGATACTTCTGTTGGTTGTACTCTGATTCAGGTAATATATTCTTATTTTCCTCCAACTCTAACAATGCATCATCTATATCACCTAATGCTCCTTGTCTTTCTTTCAGGTCTGCATATGTAGCACCATAAGACGATACTCCAAATATTCCTGCTGTAGTTGTAGCCACAGGTAACCCTAAGGTTCCTCCTGATGCTCCAATACCTATAGCCATTAATGTGTAAGGTAGCTGTGTTGTAAACTCTCTAGTGGCAAACTCCCAAGCGTTACCGTCATCAGCAAAAGCCTCCTTATATGTTTCCTTAATTGGAGTTGTAGCATAATACTCTTCTACCCTTTCCTTCTTATGCTCTAATATCTCGTTTATGTTTGCGTCTCTTTGTTTAGGGTCTCCAAAGCCTAATCCTTTATTAAGGGAATTCAAGGCAATTGATACATCTTCAGCTAACCCTACTGTTGTGAACATAAAGTCCTTACCTAAAGTATTCAATAAATTGTAATCTTTTTGTGCAGCTCCTAAATAATCACCAAGCTCTTGGGATTTTCCTAAAGCATCCCTAATTTCTTGTGTCTTTAATTTATAAAGCTTCTCTCCTTCTTGCTGAAGCTTTAGTAACTCTTGATTTATTGCTCTGGTTACCGTCTCTTGATATGGTGTAGGGTTATTTATTTTAATCTGCACAACAGGAAATCCATCGTCTTTACTTAATGTAGCAACTTCAAACATCTGACCTTCTTGTATGTCCAAATCATCAGGTATGCTTTTAAGCATAGATGTAGTCATGCTGTCTACTGAATCTGTATACCACTGTAAAAATGCCGCAAGTTCTAATGTTCCACTTTCTGCTTTTTGATTCGTAAGGGTAAATCTTTCTTGTAAAATTTTTTTTACTTTCTTTCTTACCTCTTCAGGTAATTCCCCCATAACTTTTTCTATAGCAATATCTTTCTGACGGTCTTGCATAGCTAAAGAGATATTGCCTCTCTGCATCTCCTCCCACTCACTAACTGTCTCAGGAGAGAATTTCTGATATTGAATTGTTTTTATCTCTTCAGGAGTATAGTCTCTGTATACTTGTTTTGGAACAGACATAGCACCATCAGGTGTGTATTCCATTACATCCTTTATCTCATACACACCACCTTTTCTTTCAGACTCTGTTAATTCAACTATCTCTCCTTTTTGTTCGGCATACTTAGATAAATCCAAAAGGTAGTCCGTGTTATATAGAGCTTCATTTAGCCTATTTTCATCTATTTCTAGGGAACGTTTATTAACTTTATCAAGCTTTTGAATTAATGGGTCAATATCATAAAGAGGAGTAGACTTTCCATACTCCCTATAAAGCTCACCCAACTCACTAACCTCGTCTTGTTTTAGTAGATAATTAAAAGCCTCCTGTTTACCTAACACTGACTCGCCCAAGTGATTATAAATTTTATCTCTATACTCTTGACTTGTGGCTATAAGCTTATCAAAGCTCTCTTTCTTACCTAACACTGACTCGCCCAAGTAATTATATAATTTATCTCTATACCTTTTGTCCATCCTTTCGTGCTGTTATATTTATTTTTTTTTACTGACGCTCTGCATTCAGGTCTATTTTGTTTCCTACTGCTCCTGATGTATCATAGTTCTTTACTTCAACATATTTATCCTTATTATATGGTATAAAAGGTTTTAAGGCAGACATTAGGGCTTTCTTTTTATTCTGTATACTGTAGTCATCCTCACCTAAACTCCATAGGATATCACCGTCTTCTTTCACACTTACACCATTCTGTTGGTCTACGTTCAGCCCTTTAATTTCTAAGCTGCGAATCAATGTTGCAATATTATTTTTTATATTTTCATAATCTTCACCCTTTTTAATCAAGGCATCCTTCCAGTTAGCATCAAAGGTTCTCTCTGTAGATTCATCTTTAGTTAGGGTATGGTTGTATTTATCAGGAGAATAGCCAGAGCTTGTTGTATTAAATTCTTTATTACTCATGTGTTTAGCCAATACTTGATTAAAATCAGAACTGTTAGTAATAAGATTTGCCAATTCCATTAAGAAGTTTTCCTTAGTTTTTAACTGACCACTTCCATCCTTAAATGCTATAGTTACAGCAGGAGAGCCATCGCTTGGTACAACATAAACACCCTCTTCAGTTCTCTTTATAAATTTAGCTTTACCATCCTTTATGTTTGCTAAGTATGTAGCTGCTGACGTAACACTTTGATTATCTCCAAACCATAAAATGTCTAGATTAGATACCATGTCTATTGCTTTTACCTCTCCTCGAGATAGTTTTTCTTCTATATCTTTAGGTATCGTTTTTTTATATTCTTTTTGGGACGTCTCCGAAAGCTCTAGAACTTCTTTGAAATGATTGGATATAGCTTCCTTATGTTCCTCTGACAGCTTAACTCCTTCCTCTATCACATTCTCAGGGTTCCAATAAATATACTGACTTCCTGTTTTTTCACGGTCAGTTGTTAATTCATAAGCTATACCCTCCTCTGTTGTGCCTATATAATTTATAAGTATATCCACGCCATTTAAACCATTGGTTCCTATTTCTGCTGTAACTAAAGAATCAAAGGCTTTTTGAAAATCTTGAATCGCCTTTTTATCTGTCTTTTTAAATAGATATTCTTGACTCCCGTAATTTTCTCTAATATATTTAACTGTGCTGCCTATACCATTTTTTATTGTTGTAACTCCTGACTTATAGTTATACCCATCATATTCTATGCTATTCATTTTCATTATATACTCAGGAACTATTTTATCATTTGTTACCGTGTTCACTAAGTAAAACCCACCATCATCGTGAGACCGAACTTCCAAATTCTCAGGATTAGCATTATCAAGTTGCCACCCTAAAATAGCTTGCTCTATAGGATTAGCTCCTTCAGCACCTCTTTGAGTTACATTACTAATATGCGTTTGAGCACCCTCACCCATTCCAAAGTATCCCTCAACACCAGAAGTATTGTTATCAATGATTCTATTAAACTTAGAAGATGTTATTTCACCAGCTTGAAATCTTCTTAAAGCTTCTCCGTTAGACTCCACAATATGGTCTGAAATTTTATGATTAAGATTATTGATATGGTTGGATGAAGTCATACCTTTACCATAATCCTCGGCTGTCTTTGTAGCTTTATCTGCTTTTCCTTCAAGTTCTTGCTTGTACTTTTCCCAGCCTATTCCAGCGTCTGTGATACCTCTACCTAATTTGGATATAGCACCACCTATATCGGCTAAGTCTTTGCCTTCTCTTTCTTTGTATTTATAGTATGTAGCCATTTATTCGTCTTCTTTTTGTTGAATCAAGAAATTGTTATTTATTGCGTCATATGCCTTAAAAGTTTTATCCCAATCCATTTTACCAATTTTCCCCTTATTAACAAATCCTGAACCTATGGCTACGGCTCCTCCTAGTGCTTGCATACCACTTTCCATTGCTTGAGACTCATATGCTGCTTGAGCTTTAGCTGCTTCTGCTGCCGCAACTTGAGCACCTTCGGCTTCTTGTAAATCTATTTTAGATTTTTCAGACATAAGCCTAGCTTCCTCCGAGGCTACTGTTTTTTCTAAGCCTAAAGCTTCTTGACCCATTGCCGATTGTATTTGCTGCTGCTGCTTGTTTTGAGCCATCTGCACTCTACCTGCTGTAGCTGCCGCACCTCTTACATCACCCTCCTGTGCTGCTTGTAAAGCCATCTTACCTTGAGCAAGAGAAGCTTCCCTTGCTAATTCGTATGGCTCTTTCTTAATAGAGAGGGCTTCATATACATTAACATCTAACTTTGACTTAGCTTCTTCCATTGCATTTTCAGCAGCTTTATTAGCCTGCCTTTTCAATCTTTTTTGTTTTTGTGCTAGAGCATAACTTGTTGCCGCTCCTATAGCCGCAACTGCTACACCACCTACTACTATTCCTGCCATAATTGTTTTTTTATTATTGAAGATGGCAATTTTCTAAAGTCTGTTGTATAAACCTCTTTCTCTGCCTCCTCTATTGTTTTTGCATCTGTTTTGTATACGCATACCCAAGTAACATCTGAATGCATATAAGCCACTCTCTGTGTTCCGAGTTCAGTCATTACTTTCATTGGTGCTTTAATTCTTTCTACCTCTCCTGTATCTGTTAATATAGACATTTCTCCTTTTAAAAAAAAAGAAGGATGGTTTTGTTTATGGATATAGCTAACAACGAAAGACCCTTGAGGCATAGACACCTCTCTTGTATACAAACCATCTTTTAAGTCGTGCTTAGTAGGGAACAATTCCTCATGTTCCTTTGTGCCATTAACAGCCATCCCCTCTATGTCTTCTAGTTGTAATCTGAATTCATTTATATCTTCATACAACATACCTCTATCCTTATGAACGGTACTGAGTATTATCTCAGCCTGCTCCCTTATTAAAGAGGATTTATATTTCTTTATAATATTCTTTATAAATTTCACACAACAAAGATACAAAAATATTATGGATTACTTTTCATAACATTAGATTCTATAGCAAAAAGTTCAGTCCTTGTTGTTGAGGAGTTTTCTAAAGCCACGTTTATATAGTGACCCAACACTCCCTGAGACTCAGCCTCTACGTTTTTGGCTACAAGAACCATAGCTCCATTTTTTATCTGTTGGTCTGAAATATGGCTTGTTTGAACAGTAACGCTAGTATCAGTCTTAGCTGTAATAGTTCCTGCTGATACAGGTACATACGAAGGAGATTCTGCGTAAAGAACTGTGTCTCCAATACTTATAATAGTATCAACACTGTTAAGATTACAGGTTTCAAAGAATCCAACCTTATCTATAGAGCTTGGCACACCCAATCCTTGTACACTTCTTACATCATAACTGTTTGTGTTTACATTCCTTATGAATGCATACCAAGTATTCTCTTTCTTTTTAAACCAAGCTGCGTCTATAGTTCCTACATTGTCTGTGTCAGAAGTAACCCCAATACTCCAAGCCGTGTCAGACTCCAAAGATAAAGTCTTAAATAATTTTTGCTCAAAAGGATTTTGATTTATAACTGTATCAATAGTAGAGTTATATTGAGTACCATAAAAATTATTATAAGTAGAATTCTTGTCATGCTCCCAAATGTTTCCACCTTTAAAAGAGTAAAACCTACCATTCATACCTAACATTCTGTCAGGCACATAAGAGAAAAAAGAAGTCCATCCTTTGTTCTCTTGACTATATGCTAATGTTTTGTTATTTGCCATATCTATATATTAAGGAGCTTCACAATCAATTATTTCTACTATAACCCCATTCGCCACCCTATAAGCATTTTGGTCTCCTTGCTGACCAAACCACCCATTACTAACAGCAGTTACTCCATTAGCATCAGTGAACACCCAGTCATATAACCCTAAATCCAAAGGTGCTTTACCGTTTACATATGCCACATAAAAGTTTTCATAGTATACAGAAGAAAGGCAGGCTAAGTTTGAGGTTGACTGAATGCCTGTTGTAACCATCATATCTAATGCTTGAGGACATCCTAATTCCATACTCCAATTGGAAGAGGCACTGTTAATAACCTCAATTGTTAATTGGCTATCAGTTGAGGTAGGTTTAGGTACAATACAGTAATAGGCTAGCGAAGGTACTGTAACACTAGAACTATAAGACTCGTCTCCTGTTTGAAATGAGTAACTTAAGTTACTGCCTGAATCCACCCAAGCACTTCCGTTCCATGTGTATATATCATATGATACAGGAGAGTGAGACGGAACAGTTGGGTGAGCATAAGAATCATCACCAACTAAAACAAAGTTCCCTGAGTTGGATGTGTTGTGATATCCGTCATACTTAGCAGACAGTGCCGTGTAAGTAACCCCCTCGTATATAGCCCTAAACCCATCTGCTACTAATCCTACATCAAACTTAATAACAATAGCACCTGTTGTATTGCCCATCATAATTTCATTTCTGTATACAACATTTAAACCACCTGTTGCTGAGTACTCAACATCACAAGGGTCACCGCAATCAGGACAAGGTACAGCAGGTTGTAAGTACCCACTTACCTGCCTTCTGGATATTGTGCCTGAAGAGTAATATCCATCAGTCGCTTTAGTGGTCAGAGCTGCATCGGTGAAAACCGATAAAGCATCTGCTAAAGTATTTCCATCTAAATAATATTTTGTTGCTGCCATTATAATATAAATGTATAATCATTAATTAAATCATTCCTTTCGTTCTCAGTCCTAGTTTTAACATCAGCATCAACCTCGTTATAAGCACTTACTAAGTGAGATTGTATTTGGGTGTTCAGATTGTCTGGACTAGTTCCGTAAACTGTCCATCTTCCATCACCTAAGTCTACAGTCGATGGATATAACTCTGCAAAGGTATCTAAGTCTATTCCTTCAGCTATGTTGTCATCCCTATTATCTTGATTGGAAAGAGGAAGGTATTGGTCAAAACTAGCATAGTATCTGTCAGAAGTAATTCCTGTTTGAATAGGTATCTTAAACCCTACATATTCAGTAATGAATTTTTCTTCTGTGTCACTGTCCTCCCATCTAACCTGTCCAAAATAAAAGCTCTCACAAGTTAAGTTCTGTGATATAGTTTGGCAATCACAACAAGCGTCTTCAGGCAGCGTAGAATCATAACACAAATAATTAGGTACTGACTCTCTTAAATCCCACACAAAATACAGGTGTGAACCTGTGGTGGGCATAGTAAAGTCAGCATAGTATCTATCAGTTCCACTAACATTCTCTATTGGAGAAGCTTGTGTAGAGCTGGTTAGTAGTGATGTTATATCTGTGTCGTTATTACCATACGCAGTATTGGTTCTCATATACCTAAACTTGTGCATATTATGACGGAACGTAAATGTATCTCCATCTTGTTGGTCTGCAATAATAGAAACTGTTGCACCATCCGCAGGAATATATCCGCCTCCTTGGTTCCCTGTAAAAGAGTTGTAAAAAGAGACCACGGGTGATGTTGGGCTTGAAGCCATTGTTACAAAGTTGGAATGCAATGGGGAAACAAAGCTCCCATCAGTCCATCTGTAGTTAGCATGTATAGTCTCTCCAACATAATTACCGTTGGACACCACTACATTTACAACCGTAATTTCCTCAGCCAAAGGACAGTCTATCATCACTCCCACTATAGCAGTTCCTGTTGTTGTGGTTAGCTCAACATCTACAGTTGATACTGATACAATATTTTTATCAAAAGTATAACCTCGTCCTGCTGGTGTGCTTGCTGTACGGCTGGTTGTAATACTATTATATGTCGTATCTATAGTTACGCTACCCTCAGTGCTAATTAAATCCCAATTAACCCGTGCGTTACCAACAAGGTCTCCCAAGTCAACACACAGATTCACAGGAGTTCCTGCGGTAACTGTAAACGTTTTATACACACCACAATCTACACAAGATTCTATAACAGGCTTCTCTTGACTGTTAGTTGAAAGTATGTATTGGTCGTTAAACATATCATAACCGCCTACCTTTTCTGTGTTGAAATAATCCGACATCATATCCTTAAAGTATCCATCCATACCTTCGTTAGATATAACTGTTAATACTTCATTAGAGTATGCTCCACCTACCAAGCTGAGTACCGCCCCTCTCTTTGCGTCTGTAAAAAACTTACTAGCTCCATATGTTGCAAAGCTTTCAGGGTGATTACTTATACCATACTCCTCTAGTCTTGCTAGCTGCGTTCCAAACACCTCAGGTATAGAGGCTATTGTTCCACCTGCGGCTGCATCTGATAATAAATTTTTACCTGCTAGTACATAGGATATTTTATCCTCTTGCAGCACAAGTATATCTGTTTGTCTTCCTACAATCTTCATAATCCTTCCAAAGGAATCTTCTAAAGACTTGAAGTTTAACAATCCCATATTAAACACATTGAGTCTGTTTAAGTTTGACTCATCATTATATACACCGCTATAAGTTAAGTCAGCGAATCTATCTGCCTGCTTGTAATCCTGTTCTGATACGGTGGTTACTCTGTTGCCTAATCTTAACTGTCTACCGTCAATTGCGTCTCTAACCTTAAAAGATTCTACTCCATTACCAAAGGCATAACAATTGAAAAACTCTGTATCTATAATGGCTGATGTAAATGTGCTTATGTCTTGGTTTTGAACATTACCTGAATGATTACCACTAGAGTCTATGGAGTAAGACACTGAATCCTCATACCATATATCAGGATTGGTATCACTAGGTTCTGTTTCAAATACAAGTGTTGAGTTATTTCTGTAGATAGTTATAGAAACATTGGCACATAACCTTTTTGCTTTATTACCTGTTCCTGTTAAATCACAACTATGAGTACCTAAAACTGTTAGCATTAATTCATTGGTTGCGTTCCTGTGAAATCCATAGAAGTTAGTCCACTGCCCATTATCGTTTGGATACCAATCCCAATAAACACCTGTGTTAGGGTTATACTCAGTATTCCACAAAGTATTTTGTAGCTCAGTAAAGAAAACATTGTCAATATTATTACTATGGTCGCTTGTTCCTGTCTGAACAATGACATCAAGATTATCCCCTACAGCCCAATCAAATATATTATCATAATCTCTTGAGGCAAATATAGTTTTGGTTAAATCATAATTAACTTCATTACATTTTCCCTTACCCTCTCTGTCAAAATTAAATCGTAATTCTATCCTACTTCCCTCAGGTATAGTGTAATCATACCAATCACCGTTACCGTCCTGCAAGGATGTGGTGTAGTTTATCTGAGGTCTACTCTGAGAAGCACCACAAACTTCCTCACTACCTAAAGTTACCACAGTAAGTGTATCTTTTGATACAGCAAAGTTGTTAGCCCTTACCTTCATATATACACCAGCAGGTACATAGGCATTTTCAGTAGGGTCTTGAGTGCTTGGAACGGTAATAAAGTTAGCCGCTTTTGATTCTTTTTCCAAAACGGTAGTGTAAGTGCAAGGGCTTACAGCTCCGTTTGCATCCACCTTAACCTTTAGTCTATCTCCTGTCTCTACCTTTTTAGAGTTTTCACCGTCTAATAGTATATATGTATAACCTGTCTCTATATCAAAGAAGGATATTCCTCCGTATATTGTTTCATAAAATTCCTCATTCTGTTTTGCTACAAATTTATAACGAGCAGCCCAACTAGGAGCAACCTGTTGCGAAGGTATTTCTACCCTTGCAATATTTGATTTGTTACTGGCATTACAAGGAACGTGGATGGTATTGTTATTACTAACAAGAGCTGTTGTCGAGCGATTATATTCATCCATATAAACAATTCCTAACTCATAATCCCTGTCGCTATGTAAACTTTTTAAGGTACTAACATCTGTATAGGTTGCTTCAGCATTACTTATTCTGAAGTACTCAATGGCTTGTTGTGTTACAGTAGTTATATTATCAACATACCTCATAGCATTTACTTGGATTATCAGCTCGTCTGTTGCTGTTGCTGAGACTGAAAATGATTCCCCCCAATTGTCTCTACCCGACTCAAGCTTGGTATATGTTCCGCTATCTAAAGTTTGAAGGCAGTTGCAGTTAAATAAATCAGTAATAGAGTATCCTAAACAAGAATTTGATACGGGTATACTGGTGGTTATTTCTTCCAAGAACTCTGAAGATGCCACCATTTCCGCTAGGCTTGTATAGTCCTTGGGCAAGACAAAAGAAAACCCTGCTGAAACAAAAGTATTTGTATCCGTAGGAGTTACACTTCCCTCCCAGTGTTCATGTGACACCTCCATAACTAACGATATAGCTACACCTTTTATAAGTGGTTTATTCGACAGGTCTATACTTACAGTTGACTGAGGTATCACCTCATTAGAAAACCCACCCACATTATATGTGCCATTTGACAGGTTAGATGTTACGCTAAACGATGCAACATCTTGTGTTACTAAAGATGTATTGTACTCTAACTTAGTTTCAAAACCACTACTGTCTTTTAGGTCATAACCATCTGTGTATCCTCCGTACACTAATCTGTTTCCCATAACTGTAAGGGTCTCAGCCTTTAAAGGTACATTGTCATACAGCCTTAATATTTCCGAGTCGCTAAGCACTGTGTATACTTTGCTATTATCAAATGTGTAAATCAGGTCTGTATTATCTGATAACCCTAACTCTTCTTTATCTAGTTTCTCTATTACCTTTATAGTGTTACTACTCATTTCTTTGAATAGCAAATCAACTCCAACAACAAGACTACTTCCTGTATTATAAGTAATCTCCACAGCATTCGCAGAGTTTATCATTCCTTCATTAAGCCCTGAATCTATATTGTAATTAAAGTTGTTGGGAATAAAAGACGGCTGAGTGAATTGAGATGTAGCAGAATACTCACCATTTTCATAACGATATCTATAAGCAAATGATAAAAACCTATCTTCTATATAGTTATCAGAATTAGGTATGGAAATTTCTGATGTAGTTGGAGAATTAATAGGTGGTTTTTTTACTACCAACAATTCTTCTGCTGTAAATCCATCAATATATAAATTGACATAAGGAGCATAACCTTTTTTTACATTAATAAATCTTGGTTGGTTATAGTTGTCAGTCCATAATAAAAGGTCTTCAATTTTTACCACACTGTGAATGGGATATTCTGTATTAAAATTTAAAGTAGTGGTATTTTTTGTGCCTTCCCTAGTAGATGTAAGGTGATTTGTGAGTGATTTTGTTTGAGTATTGTAAGACACAATCATATCAATCTTTCCCACAGGTCTGGTGGTGTGTGTCATCTCATCGTGTATAAACCAATATATAGTTTCGTTAGAGCCATCCTCATAGCTGCCTATAACTTTTGCATTTGAACTTAATGACACTTGATTCCAAATTATATCAGTTAGCTGAGTATTACCCATAGCGTTTTCAGCAACTCCCTGCTGCCCCCCATCATTAGAGTTAACCCTAACATTTAAAGCATCAACATACTCCCCATCCTGAATAAGACGCTCATCCAACTTCTTATTCATTTTGCCCTGTACAAAAGTTCTTTTTAATTCTGCCATATTACTTCAACCATTTATCTTTGTTACGCATTACTTGCATTATTTTAGACGGATGCATATCGCTAATCCTAATCTTAGCATTTCTAAGAAGTGCTGTCTTTCTTTTTCTAGCTCTATGTACAATATATTCCTGCACTCCAAGTTTTGAGTTAAGCATTTCTGCCTCTATGTATGCGTATACATACTGTTCAAATAATTTGTTTACACCTATTGAAGAGTTGTCTCCGTTTTCCATTCCATCTGATATATACTCAAGTATACAGCTTTCTCCTAACATTTCAGAAGAGAAGTTAATAACGCCAGTCTTTTTATCTATACGAAATGTTGGGTTCATATTTGCTGTCTCAGTATTAAGACCAAACCTTGCACCCATATTGAATTTAAAATACCAATCCCCATCTAATTCATATCCTTCCATACCATGAAATGGATTTCTAGGATTCAGGTATATACTTCTTTTAGTTCCGTCCAATCTATCTGAGTTAATCTCTGAATCAATAAGAACTACACTCCCATCTGAATTAAATATTACATCACCATCAGCTTCCTGTGAGTAAGCCTTTGCGTAATTTGTCTGAACATTTTGTGTTAACGGTCTTAATACACCATCCTTATATAAGGATATTCTAACCCAATTTACATAATCAGGAGGCAGTATAAATGTTAAGTTGTCTGTAACATTTAACTGAAGAACTTTTAATTCTCTAGCTGCATCATAGTTCAATTCCTGAATAGCTCTCTTAGCGTGGAATAGTATTTTATATCTTTCCTCATTATTTATTAATGAGTGATTACCTGTATACATCAGCATAAAGTTGTTAACTATATCTTGCAATGATACATACTGATAGCTACCGTGATTAGCAGCATTATCATAGTAATTCTTATCTGTAATATAACCCATATCTTTTATGATTGTTGTTCTTGTTGTTCGTTATAAACCTCTTCTGATTTTGTATAAGCCACGACCTCTGCCTCTCTTATACTCACACCTGCATATTGTAATATCTTCATAACCAAATTAGGTTCGTCTGATGATGGAAGCTCAAAGTCTTGGTAGTCTACTGCTGATGAGTCAAACACAGGCTCTCCTCCGCTCAGGGATATATAAGTCCATTTAGGCTCTTTTGGATATCGTATACAGTTAGCCTCAATTTCCCCGAAGCTGTAAACTCTTACAGGAAACAATTCTACTGTATCGGCTTGCATAACATAAGCAGGAAATGAATCAGATGGCTGTGTTAATAAGCTATTCATTAACATTTGAATCTTACTTCTGGATATCTTTTCTACATCTACAGAATTATAATTAACAGGTCTACTTACAGAGTAGCTGATACCTGATGCGTTAAACAACAAACCTGTTGTTGCTAATGTTGTTGAGTTGGGTATAGCTGTTATAAAAACTCTTCCTGTGGATGTTATCACAGTATCCCCTACAGCCACTTGGTCTTCTGTGGTAGCAGTAAAGTTTGCACTTGAATCTATTAGTAGATTTTGGGCAGCGTCTGAGCTTGTTGTCGTTCCGCTAGTAAGTATTCCCCTTTTTATAATAGAGTTAACAAGGTAGTAGTTGTAACCTTCTACATTTTCTCTTGGCAGGTAAAACACGTTACCGCTCGCCACTGTATTTAATGTGGTAACCTCACTGAAATCCTCTATAACTTCTAGTATGCTTTTTGCAATATCTGCATTATCTGAGTGACTACGCCTTGCATTCTCTTTTGTTATTTGTGTGTTATAACTATAAAAATAATCCTCAAATAAATCTAACTGTGCTTGTTTAGCAAACAGGTTAAAATCAGAAGGTGATATATAGCCGTAGTTATTCTTATTGAGAATTGACAGCACTGTGTTTCTAACTGAGTTAATCATATCTTGATAATTTTGTACAAAGATAACACAAAAAAAGGATAACCCATTTCTGAGCTATCCTTTTGCTTTTAGTTAAAATGAACTTATAACAGATTGTTTAGCATACTAAAAACTTCCTTGCCGTCTTCTGTTTTAAAGTACTCAGCACAAGCGTCTTCAACTGTTCTACCAAACTCTACTGTTAGCATACGCTTTTTGTTTCCCTCCAAGTTAAAGAAAACCTCTCTACCTTTGTTACGAGACAGTATCATTCTTTGGTCAAAGAATGTTTGTATCTCTGACTTGAACTTCATTGTAGGGTCTTCCATTGCTTGATTGAAATCAGTAGGATTAGTCTTTGCAAAAACCAATACATCCCTTTTCATTTCTGCTGTAGTTATTACACTAGGGTCTTTGCCGAACAATCCTCTGGTAAGCATTTCCAATTGGTCTATGGTAAGGCTTGTAGCTATTGTTAAGGCTTGAGCTTCTGCATTAATTATATCAACCTCAACGGAGGCATCTTTCTCTTTATCTATCTCTACGAATTTTTTATTATACAATGGATGTATGTGTAGAAACTTTTGAAGTGTTTGGTTTTCTTTACCAACAGTCAGCATACCATCTTCAAAAATGATAGGCTCTAGGATTGCATTTGAATCCTGCTCGTCTTCAAAGACTGAACGTTGGTTAGACGCATACCTCATTGCTCTTTGTGTTCCTGAATCTTCATCAAAATAAAGTAAAGGTGAGCGTCTTGTATGTCTTGATGGAAGCATATATGATAAAGGTGCTTCATTCCTTACGAGCTTATAAGCTCTGTCTACATATTCTTGTTTTTTCTTCATTACAATAAATTATATAAAATTAAAAAATAGGGAGAGGATTTCTCCCCTCCCAAAAAATATACTCATCTTATTACTCTTGGAATAAAAAGAAGTTGTTTGCACCTAAAGTACAGATAGCTCTCTCTGATAGGAAGTTAACCTGCATTGCATCAAGGTCGCTAGTAGCTGCACCACCTGCTGAACCTGTAATCCAAGTTTTATACTTTCTATCTTCAGTAGATGACTTACGATACCTAACGTGTAGGAAAGGACGCTTAGCATTCTTACCCATTACTTGGTCATACACAGAAGTAGTTCCTGCTGGAACAAGTAAACCATGAATAGCACCTGAGCCTGAACCTAACTTTAAACCGCCACGCATTGTAGGGTCGTTAAGGTATTTCCAGTCAGTTTTATAAAAGTCATATCCTCTACGGAATCCATTGAACCCTAGGTTTAAAGCCATGTTCTCACTGTTGTCAAAAAGACCATAAGATACTCCGCCTGCTGCATTAGAAGATTGAGCTGCTAACATATCATCAATGTCAAAGCTAAATCCTCTGTCTAAGAATAATGCATTCTCTTCAATAGCACCTTGCTTATCAAGACGAGATACCACTGTGTCAAACTCAGCAAGTGTACTTGGGTTTCCTCCACCCCATACATTTCCTCTGTTACCTACAGTGTAGAATACACCTTCAGAACCTTTGTTACCAAAGGTTGGGTTGTGAGTAGCATTAACTACACCTGAACCTGTTTCAGCAGGAACAGCTTCTATCATAGAAGTCTCTAGATAATCATCAAAACGTAGACGAGTTTCTGACTCACTCTTTAGATACCATAGGTATCCATTTGCTCCGTTCTCAGTAGTAACTTCAATCCAACCGATTTGAGCCATATCAGAACCACTAACTTCGTAGTTGTCTTTAAGGATAATTGGGCTGTTGTCAAAGATATCATCTTCAGCTTCTAAAGAACCTTCCATTCCAACGGTTCCTTTTTTAAACTCAGAACCATAAATGAATACTGTAAAGTCTGCATTACCTACACCTGTACCCGCTACAGCAAGTCCACCTGCTTCATAGAAAGCCACATCAAATGTTTTTGCTGTTGTATTTACAGCAACAACGATACCCTTATTAGAGCCTACACCGATGTTAGCAGTTACCATTACGGTCTGTCCTTTACGAATAGCTAAGTAGTCGCTAATAGTATCATTAACTTGAAATGTTACTTTGTCATCACCATCAGTTCCTGTGGCTGCCCCTACGTCTACATACTTGGTGTGTAATCTTCCTTGCTCTGACCATTTAATCATATCAGAATCAGTTGGAAGTTCCGCTGACACCATTCTTAAGAATGATGATATACTTCTGTTTCCATAACGCTCGAATTCTTTTTCGTACACATCTGGAAGATATTGATTTAAGAAATCAAAATTTGTTATATAGTTTGTGCTCAAAGCAACCTGTTTGCTGCTTGGCTGTAAACTATATGTTGGTGTTGCATTTATTGCCATTACTTCAAAAATTTAAAAGTTATTAATTAGCTCCCTCTTGGAGCTTTTATTTTTAATCCTCGTCCTGATGATTGGCTTACGGCTCTGGCTTGGAATCCATCTGATTGGGATTTAGATGGAGTTCTTCGCTCGTCCATATTTACATTTTTAATTTTCTTTGTCACATCTTCTGTAGCTTTCGCTACTCCTTGCTCATAAAAAAACTTAGCGAACCTATCAGGATTCATTGCTACTGCTAAAGCCTTGTGGTATTCAGCCACGTTAATGATGGTTCCGTCATCATCCATATATTTCCCCACAAAATTACGGATATCTTTCTGACTATCCCTCACCTTTTCAATGTCATTCACTTGATATGAAAGACTAGTATCCTCTCCAATACCGAATTCAAAACCTTTGAAGTCTTTGTTAAAAACACTATCTGTCTCACTCTCAAATGCAGACCTTCTACGCTCGGCTGCTTCCTCCGAAGTTTTAGCATTTGCTATATATTGCTTATAGCTTTCGTAATCCTCCTTGTCTTCAGCAGATACATTTGATTGAGACTCTGACACAGCAGCCTCTTTGTACATTTGCTTTTGTTCATTGAAGTATTCCTTAGCTTTTACAATCGCTTTTTTCTTGGCTAGTTTTGCTTTCTTAATATCCATATCATCATCAAGGTCTTCATCATAGTCAAAGTCTTGCATATATATGTCAAGGTCTTCTTCGTCTATTCCTTCTTCAGTTAATAATAGATACTCTTTAATCAAAGTATCGCCATTCATTGCATCAAAGTCTCTGTTTAGTTTAACATAATCATCAACTCCTCTGCCTGTACTCTTCTTATATTCTAAGAACGCTTGCACATCTTCAGGTAGTTCTTGAGGAGTAGGCTCCCCTTTATTGAACAACTCATCAATGCTATTTAACTCTAAACCATCCCGTTTAGATTTAATATACTCAAGTACCTGCTCTTCTGAAAGCTCAGGCACATCTTCTTCTTTAGTTTCTTCTTCTTCTACGGGAGCTTTCTCCTCGGTAGGTTCAGTAGGTTGGCTTAAATCAATTTTAGGTACACCTACTTCTTCTTCCTGCAATTCCGTATGACCTTCGGTAGAGCTGAGGACTTCTTCTTCACGCTCGGCTTTACTTTTTTCTTCTTGTACTGCATCTTTTACTTTTACGTTTTTAAATTCCATGTATATATAAATTAAATTAAATTGTATATGTTTACAAAACTATATAAAATTACTTACTATTTTTTCTATTTTTACCACTTTACTTTTCGTTTCCACCAATAATCATACTCACTATTGCTATCATAGCCATCATAACTCCTGCAACTGTATCTCTTACTTTAGGGTCAAGATGTTCTCCTGTTATAACCGCCCTTATAAAAGTTAATATTATAAATAGGGCTATAAAGACTATTATTAATATAGACAGTCTGTATTTCTGATTGCTATTCATTTACTATCTAGGGTCAAATTCTCCTAAATGGAATCCATCTAAGCTATCTTCATTAGACTCAAACTTTAAGGGAGCACCTTTAGTTTGTCTTTGATTTATAAGTTCAGACTGTTCGCTATTCTGTTGTGATATCCGTTCAGACTTCTTATCTTCTCTTTTATTTTCTCTCTCACTTAACTGCTGTGCAGTCTGTCCTTGTATGGTCATCTGATAATTAAACTCTCTTTCCATTAACATTAGCTTGAGCTGGGCTTCCTTATTTAGTTTAGCTATTTCAAATTGGCTCTTAGCTTGCTCAATGGTAACCTTGCTGTTTGTTTCAGCCTCAGCTTTTTGTTGAGCGACTTGTGAGGACATTTGTTGTTGCTGTAGCTGCATCTGCTGTTGCATAGCTTGTTGCTGCATCTGCATCTTCTCATCACGTTCTTGCTTACCTTTACGCTTAACTTTGAGTAATTGGTTTGCAAGTTTGGTGTTGTTTATATCCCTAATATCAATAGCATCCTCTAGGTATATATCACCTTTAGATAAAGCCATTTGTATATTCTGCTCTAGCATTTGCTTTGCCTCTTCATCAGGAGCAATCTCAATATATATACCAAAATCATATAAATATAAACCTGATATTTGGTCTAGTAATGAAGAGTTATACTTGCCTACCTTAGATACAAAATCTTCTCTAAATGATGCATACTCTAAGATGTCTGCTATTCTTAAAGATGAAGCTTCAGATATCATATGATACATATAAATACTTCCGTCAAGTATGTGACGAGTAGCTGTATTAGAATTTAATGCAGCCATTTTCTGTAACCCAACCAACCCTCTTGGGTCGGGAGTGCTGCCATCTCTCGCTTCATTTAAACCTGTTACAGTTCTAATCATATTGAGGTAATGGTTGTAGTTACCTATAAGCATCTGAGTTTTATTTGCTCCACTATTATGGCTAAGCTCTTGGATAGGAATTTTACCATGATTGTATTCCCCCTCTGATGTGTAGCTTCTACCAATAACAGAACCTGTTTGAAAGTAAAGTTTTAGTGCCTCCTCAGGTGAGTAAGCCTCTCCATTCCCTAGGTCTATTTCATTAAGACCATCTGCGTCAATGTACACACCATCGGGAGTTACCCTTGATATTACTTGCTGCAACTTAAGGTGAGTCATTTGGATTAAATCAGCAAATGGAATCATACGCCTAACTAAGGACTCTAACGAACCCTTGTATATTCTTGGAGCAACAGCAACATACATAGACATTGCGTGTTGGGATGATGATTTAGGTCTCACCATATTTTCAGCCATCTCCCATTTAATAACAATGTCTGTTCCCGCTACCATTACTCCTTCATACCAAACATCAATAGTTTTTTCAATCTTCTCAAACCTTCCCTCCTCTAACATTTCTTCAGGAGGATTAAACTCGTCAGTCTTTTCAATCATTTTCATTGCACCTGAATCAAGAATTTTTTTCTTGTATACAACTTTATTGGTAGTCTTAAAATTAAAATACATTAAAGAACAAGTTTCTCCTGTATATATACTGTCATCTACCTGATTGATACCGTGATACTGATACCAGTCTGTGCTTGCCTGTGAAATGTCTTTTATATCCTCAGGCGTAAGGTCAGGTTTAATTTTAAACAACTCTGTTAAAGGCATTGTTTTAAACTCTCCCCAATAGAATACATCACTAAAGTGTGGGTCTTCTGTGTATGAATGAACTACATTAGCAGGGTCAACATAAGAAATTTTAACACCTTCTCCCTTAAGAAATTCATGTTTCGCAACTCCCATTCCTAAGGTAACTATATCGTAATCAACCTGCTTACGAATTAAATCATATTTATTATCCTTAAGAACAGATTCAATAGCAGCCTCTTCAGCCATCTCAATAGCGGGCTTATATTTTAACTGCATATGCAACATCATCTCTTCATCCGTCTGAGGCATATCACCCTCGTCTAGCATAAAAGGATTAATATTACCTTTCTCTTTTATCAAAGACAACGCTTCCCTAGAAACCATTTGAGCTTCTAAGGTATCTTGGTATTGGTTCTTCCTTTCTTGTGATAACGGGTCAATAGCAGTACATACGGGTCGTAAGTCTCTTTCATTTAATCCATTAACAACTATATCAACAAACTTTGGTATGATTGGAACGGGAGTCCAATCTAGATTTAGGTAAGACAAGTCACCATCAACGGCTATCTCATTTTTATATTTTGCTATACTTTGTTCTCCTCTTGAGTACCTTCTTAGATTATCAAATTCATTATACCTTGAATAAAATCTAGAGTCTGATGCTCCACCTCTTTTAAACCATTCGTATTGAATGGCTTGACCTACCTGTAATCCATACTCTATAGTATCCTTCTCTTTGTCACCGACTGCCGAGCTAGGAAAGCTTGTGTAAGAAACACTTACCATTGAATCTTCTTTCATATATTTATGTTATGCGTTGACTGTTGTTGCCTGTATTATTATACCGTGCAAAGTTAACACTAATTTTTGAATCTTTCTTTTCAGCTTTATATAGGTGTTTTTGACAGGCAAGTATAGCTAACCCTGATGATATGGAAGCATCAAACTTAGTTCTGTTATTAATATCAAATTCCGCCCAATCAATTAGAGTTCTATTGAAAGGCATCATACCTATGTCTTCTGAGTCTCTAAACAAACCTTCGTAATCATAACCCACATATTTCTCTATATAAGCCTCTATTGAGGCTGCGTGTATTTGCTTTACATCTTCACTAGAGTTAGGTATTCCTCCTAATTCTTTTTCAGACTTGGATAACTTTGTGTAATGTTTATCAGGTCTATTCATACTATATCCTCTGTACCCCCTGTTCTTAAAGTGATACAACAGACGAGGCTTATTGTTCTCTGCTAGTATAGGCATCCCATAAAAGACACAAGCCATAAGAACATCTTCAAAAAATATCTCAGCAGTCTGTGGTCTAGATATATACTCTAAAAAGAATTCATTACTTGGAGCATTGTCCATATTAAACTTAGTCAATCCATGTAAAGAACCCTTGGAACCCCCTCCTCCTACTGTTCCTGATATGTCATAACTATCACAGCCAAATGCACCTAAGTGTTCGTTAACAGGATAGTATATACCATTACGCTTTTCTCTAAGGTTTGTTAATCTTTTTTCAGGAGTCCAACTAATCCTAAATCTTCCTCCTTGCTGAGGTGAGAATATTACCTCCGTATCTTTTATTCCATCCTTCCAAGTGAAGTTTCCTGATGTAACATGATGAGACTCAATGTTACCATCATTATAATCTATCTGTTCATTAATTTTAGTTAGATTAAATAAAGACTGCTTGCTCTCATTTCTAAATGCGTGAGATTCAGTTCTTGGAAACTGTCTGTAAAACTCATTAAGAGCAGAGGCATCTCCTTTAAGTGAGTCAACTTCTCCTTCCCAATACTCAACAGCACCTATGTCAATCATTTCATTATCAACTCCCAACACTGGTTTAGGAGGAGTATTGATAACAGGCATACCATATCTATCTATGAACCCCTCTAGGTTAAACTCCATAGGAATGAATATTTTATATAGCCCACTCTTAGTCTGACCGTTACTATTTCTTTTTGTCAGGTCAGAATCAAAGTACATATCCTTAAACTCTTTACCTCCCTTGTTCTGTGCGTTGACAGTTGAACCCATCATACACTTGCCTATAATCTTTTTACCTAACCTAAGACAAGTTTTTTGGACACGCCATGATTCTTTTATATCGTTAGGCTTTAAATATTTACCACTCTCATCGTGTACCAAATACTGTAATTTTTCACCATCATAAGAGTTGTTGTCTGTGTTCCTCCAATCTATTGTGGTATCCAAACCTTGTGTGTATTCACCATCATCTTCAATGGTCATATTTTTTTTAGTAATCTTTGCTGCTGGAATCCTGTAAGCTAATTCAGTTTTAGGTTTATCCATACCATCCATGATGGGCTTGAAGAAGAATGGCAGGTTTGTATTCATAGGTACAACCTTGTCAGTAAACATCTTCTTAGCATCAGCACCTGTCTTGGATACGATACCAATCCTAGCGTTCTTTGATATAGTTCCTATATCCACAGCATTTGAAGCAGACATAAAAGAAAATCCTGAACGCCTAATCTTAACATAGTTCATTCCGTAACTTCTATTGTCAGCCTGACAAGCAGCCCAGTAGATAAATAAAATTCTATTGGCTTCACGGAAGTCTGCATAACCCACATCAATCTTACACCACTGAAGATACATATAGTGTGAGCCTGTAATATAAGTAGGCTTGCCATTGTTAGCAAAGAATACTCCTCTCTCACGCCTATCAAATTCATTCTCCACATAAGGAACCCATAAATCCTTAAAATACTTTGGCTTATCGTTCCACTGAAATATTGTTTTAATTTGGTCTATTGCCTTAGGAGGAGAAGTTCTCTCCCAATATTGCTCACTCTTTTTTTTTGACCTAACAATAATTAACTTGTCCTTAGGATTAAACAGAGGTAACCCAATCCTTAGTCCTTGAATGTTATATATATCACCTACTTGACCTGTTTTAGATATAACAACTAAATCACTCTCTTTATCATACCCATACTTCCATAATCTCTTACCGTTCTTTATGGACAGCTCCCTCTTTGAAAGAAGGTGAGGTTCCGTGGTGTATAACTTATCTAGACTTTGACTCTGCAAATCCTGTTCCTTTAGTTGATATAGCCTTGCCACCATTTTCTTTAATAGCTTCAAGCATATTTTTTTCTTGCTCTATCCTGTTGAGTATTTCAAATGCATCAAATATTGCTAGTTTCTTTGTGGCTGCCGCATTCTTTAACCTGTCAGCAGCAAGAGCTTCTTCTTTTTCAGAAAGAGTTTCCTTGTCACCTGCCTTTTTAATTATACTTTCCTTTGCTACTTTAATTAGTTCCTTAACAGCTTGCTCACCTGCACTAATTATTTCGCCTTTCATTTTCTCAACATCCATAGTATTATATTTTTATTGTAATCATATGGTCATATACCCTATAATAAATCTCACTATCAATTATAAACTCGTACTCTGAGTCAGGAGCAAACTTAATCTCATCACCCCTTTTTAAGCCCTGTGAGAGCAGATAGTCATTTGGATGTGTTAACACCCCAGTTAATGGTTCGAGTCCATTAGAGCTGATGTATTTATCTTCTTTCATTTTAATAGGCTTAACGAAGCAGTATCTATCATATGCATACCATTCGTTATTCCTTTTGTACATATAGAACTGGTCAGGGTCAATTAAGAACAGGTCTTCCTTAAGGAAGGACTTACCGCTCTTGCGTCTACCCTTCATGTCATTGTAAAACTTAAATACATTATGGTGAACAAGTAGTATGTCTCCTACCTTTACTCCTGATGTATTACCTGTTAACGGCAAAGCCACAACCTCGGCATACCTATTGCTAAAATTATGGTCTTCTTCAGATGTAGATGTAATAATTTCTATTCCACCCATCTCTTTAGTGTTGTCATACCTGCGTCCGTCCACTGGTTTAACAAGATACTGATGTAATGGTCTCATTAAAATTCTATATTATATTCTACACTAACAGGCATTGAAGGTGTAAAACTTTTCCATAGGAATATACAACCATCGCTGTTGTCTTCTATGTAAATTTTATAAACACCTGCGTCCTGTTCAAACACAACAAGGTGAATTGTGTGTGAACCATGAAGGATATCCTGACCTACAACATAATGCATTGCTGTCTTATAATCCACACCAACGGCTATCTTCCTTATATCGTGCATTTTTATTATATTTATTTTTTTATCTTCTCAAATGAACGTCCTCCAAAGTACGCTCCTATAACTGTTATTAACACTAACTGTAATAAGTCTACCCACTTATCCTGAACGGTAAATCCTATCCACCCCGCATCTATAAAGACAAGCAGTACTGTGGATGTCACTAAAAATATTAAGACCATAGGTCTTACGTTCTTAGACAACCAAGAATCACTTTTCATATCTGCCTTCCAACGCTGAGTTATACCCTTTTCAAGCTCGACCTCCGAACTAACAATTAAGTCTTTCATCTTAATCTTTAATTCTTCCTTCTCTTCCTTAGTGGTTATAACCTCATCAATTATATCCGTAGCGTTACCAAGAAGACCTCCTATAATTTGTGTTATCCAACCTGCCATATCAAACCATATTCTTTTGTAGCATCAAAACTTGGACATTCTTTGTCCGAAAAATCCCTATGTCCGTGTATGGATGCCTGTGGAAATATATTTTTTAAAACTTCTAAGAGTAAAAGGATAGACTCCTTCTGCTCTTCTGTTCTGTTATCTTCAGGATTCATATCCTCATCACATCCCCCTGCATAGCATATCCCTATACTATCAGCGTTATGACCTGAGCAATGTGCTCCCTGTGTCTCTAATGGTCTACCTATCTCTATCTGACCATCTCTTTTTATAAAGTAATGATAGCCAATGCCTGACCAACCTCTTTCTAAATGCCATTCATTTACCATCGCAGCATCTACATACATATTGGGAGGTGTATCAGCACAATGGATTATTATTTCATTTATCTTTCTCATTTGTTTTGGTTATTTTTATCATTAAATAAGCCATAGTTAACAAACCTACTAGCATACCAATAACTCCATTTGCCACCTCCATTTGTTCTGTAACAGAAATAGACATCAATTTAAAGTTCGCAAATGAAACAATGCCTCCGACCAATGTTGTTAAAATAGTCCTAAGATTTTCCATTATACCCATTCGTTATACCAATGTTTTTCTTCTACTATATATTTGCTCACAGGTAATTCATAGTCACTCACTATATCAACTGCAAAATCTTCATTAAAACTTGCTTCTGTTAATATTTCGCCCTCTTCATCGTATGTCGCTGCAATAGGCACATTGCCAACTTCTCTAACTGTTATGCTTCCCTCTGCAATTTGAGCAGTATATATTGAATGATTTGGATAGTTACCATCTTCATCAGGTAATACAAAAGTATTTCTAACCGAAATCCATTCATCTTTTGTTGTAAAACTTAATCTATATATCATTTTTTTATTCACTTATGGTTATAACTATTAGTTATTATATTATTTACTCTTGTTGTTTATATGTGTGTAATTGTTACACTTGTGTTAATGCTGCTAATTCGCTTATAAATGAAAGTTTGTTTACCATTGTTTTATACCGTTAAATTTATTACATTAAATGCATCTAATATCGCTAATATTATTCCTGATAGTATCACTACTGCAAGTATTACTTGTGCATATTTCCAAAGTAGTTTCATTGTTTATGGGTTTGTTAATTTTTTAAATATCATTCCCTTATATTTACCACGTTGTACAGGTACATTATATTTAATACTTCTTAAAATAGATGTTTTATTTATACCTAATGTTTCTGTTATATTCCACATATAATATATCTTATCAGTTGTTATTTCTCTCACCTGTATTCCATTTTTGCGTCTTACTTCAGTAGATTTTTCTAGTGCCTCCTTACTAAGCCTTGAATATTTCTTAACTTCTTTCATTTTAGCTATTGATTCAGGAGTGTGCTTTTTACCTTTTGCAGCTGCAATAACCTTAGGATTGTTTGTTCTGCTTTTACTTATTTTATCTCTTGTTTCTTGTGTAACAATATGTCCTTTATTAGCTAATGACACTTTAAGCCTAACCTCTTTACTGCGTTTTTTACCTCTATTTTTACTTGCAATTCTTTCAATAGTTTCTTTTGTATGTTTTAACCCAAAAGCACCCTCGCCACCCAATGTTTGATTACAAAGATTTGATATACCAATCTCACTTATAAGGAATATTTCTAATTCTTTAGCTTGTTCGATTGATACATCATCTTCTATAATTTCAATAGTCCTTTCATATTTATTATAAACTCTAGTCCAGTGGGTATTTCTATTTGCACATCTCTGTGCTCTTTTAATAGTATTCCCTATCCCAATATAGAATACTGAATTATCACAAGGTTTTCTATGTGCATAAACTATTGCCATAATATTAAGGGCTTGTCAATAAGGACATTTCTGCATCACTCAAATAATCAAATACTGCAATTGCTTTTGTTTTGCCGTAGAAATCATTTCCACCCCCACCATCATCAAAAGAAAGTTCGGTTAATGTGTTTGCAGGTAATGTAGTACCCGATGATTGTGAATCAACCTCAGAACCATCAACCCAAAGTGAAAAATCTTCATTCGCCCATCTTACTGCTATCTTATGAGATACTGTAATATCAATAGCGTTTGTCGTTTGCCATCTAACAGCACCGCCTACATTTAACATTATCCAAACCTCATCGCTTGTATTATATCCAATAAACACCCTGTTAGCAATAGTTCCATCAGAAATTGACAACCTATTACTAACACCATCATCAGCCAAAGCAGCAATCTCTGCATACAATACTCCACTTGCATTATAATCTTTAAAGTCCTGTGCCGTTCCACTACCAGTACAAGCATCTGCTACTCTTGAAGTAGTTGAGCCTTCTGATGTTGGTAGCATTAGACTACTTGCGTAACTACTTTGTTCCATTTGGGAATAAGCTATTTTGACACCGTAACCTAACGTTCCTGTATAAGTATTAGTTAAATGAGAACCTGTAGTCCATTGGGCATCTGAAAGAAATATAGATGGATATATGTCTGTTTTTCCGCTTTGACCTGTCATTGTTAATTTATACCATCCATCAACCAATGCGGTTATTGAGTATGCTTCTACTGAATATCCTGTTCCATTCTGATACTCATATACTTTTTCTCCTGTAGTTAGATTAAACTGAACACCTAAATTATCACTACCGCCATAAATCCAAACCAATGATATGAAATTTCTCTCATCTGCTTTGGCATAAACACTCCAAGTATAATCAGTTGCAAGTGATATTCCTGATATAAAACTTCTATGTATGCTATGTACTCCCGTATTAGTACTCTCCACAAGTTTGTAAGCCTCTCTTTCAAAGCCTCCACCTGAGTAAGATGTTGCTTCTTTGACTGATACATCATCAACATAAAATTCACCTCCAGCACCATCACAAATAAATGCTACCCTTTGATTTAATGTAGCAGAATTAGATGTAAAATGTCCTGATAGTTTAACCCAAGATGCTGATGAGGAAGAACCTATTATATGAAATGTATCAGTTGCCCTTACTTGCATAGTAACTGTGCCACTCTCTACATATACCCACGCAGAACATACATAGGTACTGTTCTGTGCCATTGCAATACCATCTTGTTTTATACCATCATAAGTATCATTACCTACTATATGTCTTGAATATGTACCTGTATGCGCTCTTACACCACTTCTTTCATTGGTGGTTGGTGTGAAATAGTCTGTCCAATCACTATCCAACTCCATATCTCCATTCGTTACCAACTCTACTCCGTTAGCAACGGGTATCTCTTTAGGTGCTTCAAAGCCTTGTACTTCTTTTACTGATATACTATTAAATACAGAACCAACACCTACTGAATAGCCATTATTCAATCCTAACCAATCATTACTTGAGCCACCCGTCATATATATAGTTTGTACACCTACACTTAATGCTTCACTATTGTTACCTCCTGCATAAATATTTGTTGTACCATCTAAACTTTCTACATCTACAACTATTTTATATTGTGTACCTGAAGTTATAACTACGCTTTGATAAGCTAAACCACCACTTGTTTTTGTTAATTGTCCTCCTGATATACTTCCTGAACCACCCCAATCACTATCAGTAGCAAAATCTCCATTAGTAACTAACTCACTTCCTGCTGTACTCGGGTCTCCTTGAATACTCGCACCACTCTTTGTCCAATAACTATTACCAAATGAAATAGGATATGTTATTAGGTTAGTAGACGCTGGTTCGGTTAACAATGCACCTTCGGGAGAAGTTGCATAATCTATTCTCGCAGTATCTGAAGGAACAACTTCTATATAACCATCCTTATTAACCCTTGTAGTTGTACTTGACCTCGCAAAGTCAAAACTTCTATCAAAGTATTTACCTTCAATAACCCTATAAGCTAAGAGTTCATCTTCCTTAGTAGCCCACTTTCCGTTGCCTAATTTTATTCCCATTATTATCTTATTATAAAGTTATTTGCTGTTGCCAATGCGTTAAATGTGTTATACCCTTCTTCGGTGAGTTTTACCATTTGGTCATCACTCAAATAATCAAATACTGCAAGTGCTTTTGTTTTGCCGTAGAATTTATTTGCTGTATTTCCCTTATGATAGTGAATTACTTCCAAAGTGGATGTTGGATATGAACAATCTAGTACACTTGGAGTTCCAACACTTGCACCATCTATATATAATTGCGCCCCATCACTATTCCATCTTACAGCTATTTTATGTAAATCTGTTATATCCGATACTTGATATAATATAGTTGCTTTAGAGACATCACCTATCCTAACCACACCATAAATATAATTAGTCAATGATGAATAGTATATTGATACCCTATTTTCATCTGAGCCATCTGAACATAATGATATATATCTAGTTGTCAAATCATCACTATTAGCAGCAATCTCTGCATACAAAACTCCACTACTATTAACCGAACTAAACAAACTTTGATTACCAGCATTTTCTATTGAATCGCCAACTCTACTTGTTGTACTTCCTTCTGTTGTTGGTAGCATTAGGCTACTTGCGTAATCGTTCTCTTCAAGTTGTGCGCCAAATATGTATAGTCCTTTGCCTGAGCCAGTGTAGTTGTATGTTCCGTCTGCATTAGCTAAATATCTTATATATTCTACATTTGTGGAGGAAACTGTTACTGTAATAGAACATCGATACCATCCATTAGCCATTGTTGTAATAGAATAAGCATCTGGTGTGTTACCTCTTACGCTTCCTATTGTTCCATCTGTTAAATTGAAAAAATAGCCACCAGCATAATAACCCTCATACAATAACAACCAATTTCTCTCACCTGCTTTAGCATAAGTTGATAATGTGACAGTTGCCCCACTTGTTACGGTAATTGGTGATTTAATAACATAATGAGAACCACCAGCACTACTCTCCACCAACTTATAAGCCTCTCTTTCAAAGCCTCCACCTGAGTAAGATGTTACTTCTTTAATGCTAACATTATCAATAGTTCCTGAAAAACTATTATCAGAACGTAATACAAATATACTTGTACCTAAAGCAGTATAAGTTTCAGTATATGTTCCAACTGCACCACGTTTTACTCCACTATAAGCACTCTGTTTAAAAAATATACTTCCACTTGTAACACTCACAACATCATAAGTAACTTGATACATTTTTCCAGTTACAAAACCTATTGCACTAGATTGTTGTAAATCACCTGTAATAGAAGCAGCAACAGCAACCCCACCACCAATACTCCACCCTACTCCCTTTGTCCAACCCGTATCAGTATCAAAAGTTCCATTAGTTACCAACTCTGCTCCGTTAGCAACGGGTATTTCTTTAGGGGCTTCAAAGCCTTGTACTTCTTTGACTGATATATTATCAATCGTAAAAGCTGTTCCACCACTAATATTGTAAGCATATATCGATAGAGGATTTGTTGAAACAGCAGTTGCATAAAAACTATGTGTACCAACTGTATAGTTTTTAAGATTTGCACCTTCTTGAAATAATACACCACCTACATTTGAGTTAAACCCTATACGTGCAGTTCCACTAACAACCTCAAATTGTATATAATATCTTTTATCTATCCCAAATGTAAACAATTGAGCTAATGCATTAAGGTTATTAACAGCATCATAACTTGCAACACCACTTCCTATTGTCCAAGATGAGCCAGTAGTCCAATAAGTGCCTGTTGTACTTGCAGATTGCGTTCCTGTTAACACAAAATCTCCGTCTGTTATTAGTTCTGTATTAGTATTAGTAGCAACTAAATCACCCTCAATACTCGCTCCACTCTTTGTCCAATAACTATTACCAAAAGAAATAGGATATGTTATTAGATTTGTAGAAGCAGCCTCTGTCAATAGATATGGACAACTATCTCCACTATCATAATTTAGTCTTGGAACATTTGCAGCAACTTGCTCAATGTAACCACTTGCGTTTCTTCTTGTAGTTGTGCTTGACCTTGCAACATCAAAATCAGTTTCAATATTAGGTGTCCAAGCAACAATGTCAGCACTTGACATATTGGTCATCATTGCTGGATTGCCTTGTACTTGTTTTATTGATATGTTGTCTAAATCAAAGGCATCTCCTGCTGTATTTCCCCAAATAGAAATTCCAGTTGAAGATACACTCGCAGTAAAATATCTAACATAAGACCCATTTCCCCAATTTTCATTACCAATATAAAGAGTTCCCGAACTCGCATCGTAAATAGAGAGATGTGCAGAACCTGTACAATTCAATATCTCAAATTCAACCCTATAAGTATTACCTAATACTATCGGACAGTCTGTTCTTCTAATATTATTACTACTTAGTTCATCGTAACTTGCAACCCCCGAACCAATACTCCAAGGTGCTTCTATTGTCCATCCTGTTGAACCATTTGAAAAATCCCCATTCGTTACCATCTCACTCCCCAATGTTGCGTTTGTTTGGTCAGCAATCAATGGATAACTATCTAATATTCCATCGCCCATTTGGTAGTACAAATCCAAGTCATTAACAACACTCAAAGCAACATCTGTTGTTATGTCGCTTGATGACATATTTGTCATTGTTGCTGGGTTTCCTTGTACTTGTTTTATTGATATGCTATTTACAGTAACACCATCTTCAAAACTTGCTGCAACGAATTTAATATAAGTAAAATTAGTATAAGCCACAAAATAAATTGTTTGAGTACCATCCACAAAAGAAATTATATTGTTGGCGTCATAAGCACCATTTAATCTTATAGTACAATTAGTCATACCAATAAAATCAGACGCTGTAATATCTAATTGATATGTTTTACCTTCAATACCCGCAATGTTAAGTGTTCCTGATGTAGACAGAGCATTAGAAGCACCCACAGCAGAACCTGAATACATTTTCATTCCACTACCTGTATCTTGTTGGTAAGCACCATCTTGCGTAGGTGCATTCCATCCTGTTAGCCCGTTGCTAAAATCTCCATTTATTACAAGTTCACTCCCCAAAGTAGCATCAGTTTGGTCTGCAATCAATGGGTAATCATCCAATGTACCATCTCCCATTTGATAATAAGCGACTAAACTATCTGATGTAGCATCTGTGCTTAAATCAATAGGCTGACCTCCGTTGTATTGTCTTGTTATTTCGGCTTGGGTTAATGCTTTGTCGTAAATTCCTATATTGTCAATTGAGCCGTTGAAATATGAACCACCACCATACGCACCAAAAAACCAATCTCCTGTGTTATCTACATTTGTAGATGATGTGCTTGATATATTAGTTGCAGCAAAAGAAACACCATTTAAATATAATGTTAAGTTTGCACTTCTATTTATAGTTACAATTAAATTAATCCATTCGTTTTCAAAAGGAATTAAACTCCCCATTGTAGTATTCCAAGCATAAGAACCACCTATTCTACCCTGTGCCATAAATTGACCAGTACCATCAGCGATAAATAATATTCGGTTACTATTATCTTGAAATTTAGCTAAAAAAGTAACATTTGTAAAATCAGAACAATTAACCCAAAATGAAAAACTTGCATCTGATGTACCTAAATTATTAAAATTACTTACTTGCAAATAATCATCCACCCCATCAAACTCTACACTCTTTGTTGAACTTTGTGAGATGTCAGTACCATAAGATGCTGGTAACAACAAATCATTTGGACTTCCATAGTTGTAAATCTCGGTTACATCTGCTGCTGATAACTCACTACTGAATACTGCAAAGTCTGAAATTGAGCCTCCAAAATAATAACCACCTGATTGCTGGTCTGAACCTATGGTTAATCCTTCAGTATAAGCATTTAAACTGCCTGTGGTCAAGGTGGTTGATGCAGTTTGCAATACTCCATCTACATATAACTTTGAGTTTGTTATATCATTTGTATCTGAATAAACTACCCAATGATGCCATTCGCCATCATCTTGTGCAGAATTGTCAACCCAATACCTATAATAACTGCTGCCTAAATACAACAAAGGTCGTGTGCCATCATAATTAAAATGAAAAGCACCTTTACTATATCCTCCATGTCCAAACACACCTTCATTATTACTTGTTTCACTTGACTTACACCAAAAAGAATAAGTTGTTGGTTGTGCTACACTATCTCCATCAGTAATAAGACAATCATCAACACCATCAAACTCAAGGCTTGATTGCTCCGATACCTCTGGAGATGGCACTACATTGTAAAGTTTTTCAGCCTTGTAGCCACTCGGCTTTTGGATTAAAACAGCTTCATCGTATATGCTCATAATTATACCCCTTCATTAGATGTCCATGTATCAGTTGCCATTTCGGCAAGAATCTCTTCGTGGGTATATGCAGTGTAACTTGCCAATAACGCAGGAGTTTCTCCCTCGTATTTTAGCACTACTCTATCCTCGCCTTGTACGGAATGTCTTAGACTGTTTATATTACTCTCAACAACCAATTCCATTATCTCCTCGGTTACATCTTCAAATGGTATAATTATATATGTTCTCATTTTATTGCAAATATTTTAAAAAAGATTTAACACACTCAATTCCCTCAACAATGCCTCCGTCATCTATAACCCTTTTCACATAAGCAGGTATTATAGAGGGGTCTACAGCACTTATTCCTGCTGAGTTAATACTTATTAATATTCCTATAATATTATTATTCATCTACCAGAGTGCTATTATGTCTGACCCAAGTGTTGATGTGCTCCAAACCTTTACAACTTGAACGGGTAAAAAACTACCACTTGCAAGATTTGTAAAGGTAACATCGTGACCACCTGCTGTGGTAACCCTTACATCTCCTCCTGTTCCGATGTACAGAACACAACCATTATTATCACCTCCATATATCTGATAAGTATTCCCTGCTGCAAATGTGCCGCCAGATAAAGGAAGGGTGTCTGTGTTAGTAGATTGGTTAACACCTGCTACAGTAGCCTGAACCCCTGTGGTAACATTAACCACTATCATCCCTGTCTTAACTCCTAACTCAAAAAAGTTAGCACCCGTTACAGTTAAGGATGTAGCCGTAGAGCTTGACACAGTTCCAGTACCCCCATTTAAAAATATCTGAGGTATGTTTGTGTAATCACTTGGTACTACCTGCCAAGCACTTGTTGCTTGTAATTTTTGATATGCCATTGTTTAATATTTTTTTTTTACAAATGTACTACTATTTTTTGTTAATTCTTTTTAGACTGAATGACTACCCGTGTCATTTATTATAAGGCAGTAAGTTATTTAATCTCTCTTTTCTTTTTTCACACCCACACGGAGTGTTCGTTATTTTTGACACCTTATCCACTACAGCCTTTATTCCTGTTGCTTTTGTAATTTTTTCAACAGTGTCTCCAATTCCCCTACTTCTCATATTGCAAAAATACTAAAAATTATTTTACTTGCTTTCTGTCTAAATCCATCCATCATGTCCATCATCAGGTGGGTTTTTTGCATTCTCAACCCTAAGCCTCTTTACTTCAGTATTAAATATCTTAAACCATTCTCTCCAACCTTCAGCATTAGCCTTTGTTGAACGCATCATTGGATTTAAGCGAGGAAGAACCGATACCTCCCTGTCCATCCTTAATATAGCATATATCATCCTGCATATGGTGTCACCTTTAGAAGATAGAGCATAGTAATATTTAAGCTTGCCGCTATTCATAGTATAAGGAAACTTATCAACAAAACCTAAACTAACCATCCTCTTCAATCTGTCATACCTCCACCATACTAATTTCTGAAACTGATTAAACATTTCCCTATCAAAATAATCCTCGGTATACATGAACAATAAAATACTCAAAGTAGCCCTAGTTATGTTATAACGTTCTAGAACGTATCGCTCTGCTATTGGGTAAAATTTTAAAAAATCATCCTTAGGCTTTGAACGTCTTGATTTCCAATATGTTGTAGTTCCTTTATTGTGATTGTAATATTTTGCCATATACATATAATTAAAAAAAGGGAAGGCAATATACCTCCCCTTATCACTAAACACATTAAACACACAAATTAACTATTCACAACGACTATATCTTGCTCTCTTATAACTGAGAGTTTTTCTTTTCCGTATAATATGGTATGACCTGCTGCCCTATCGTACACAACTTCCATTCCACCTTTAATAACATCTACAACATCTGTTCCTGCTGAAACAACCTCACCCTTGCGGTATCGGATGTCGTTAATATCTTCGGAAGAAAGTAACAGACCGCTTTCAGTCTGTACCTCTTCCTCTATGGGTCTGATTACTAAATACTTACCTATAGCCTCCATCTATACCTCCCCTTCTCTAGCAATAGTAACAATACTATTGGTGCTTAAGATTGTTACAGCTACAGACACAGCATTCTGTAATGCTTGCCTTGTTACCTTCGTAGGGTCTATGATTCCCATATTAATCATATTCCCACGGTTTAACGTTACCATATCATACCCTACTCCTTTTTCACTAAACATATTATCAGGATATAGTGAGTCACCATTTTGTGATGCGTTCGCACAAATTTGTATCATTGGTGAACGTAATGCTTTATACATTATTTTATCTAATGGCGTGTCTCCGCAGCAATACTTCGTAGCAATCTCTGCCAACGCTACCCCACCTCCTGATAATATTCCTTCCTCAGTAGCAGAGCGTACAGCTAGTACCGCATCCTCTACCCTGTCAAATAATTCTTTCTGCTCTATATCAGAGTTTCCTCCAACAAATATCTGCCCAATAGAGCCTGTTAAAGCAGCAACACGACTTAGTATAAACTCTTTGTCAGCCTTGGTATTACTCACGCTATCAAGGGCAAGCAATTGGTTCACTCTAACAGTTACCAACTCAGGGTCTATACTGTCGTGCTTTATTAATATTGTATCATCTCTAGACACTACAACCTTATGTGCTAAGCCCAAGTCCTGCTCAGTAATTAGAGATAGGTCATCACCAGTCTTCTCAGAAAAATATGTCGCTCCTGTCGCAACAGCTATGTCTTGCATCAGCTCATGCTGACGGTAACCAAATTGTGGTGGAGGAACAGTTGCAATCTTTAAGTTACGCTTCATCACATTGGCAGCCAGTGTGTTAGTCACATTGACCGATGTGGGAGCTATAATTAATAACGACTGCCCTTTCTTTATAACAGGCTCCAACACCTTCTCTATCTGTAAAACATTTGATATCTCAGCGTCTGATACCAAGAGGCGAACGTCATTCTCAAAAATTACCTCGTCCTTCTTCTGGTCGTTTATAAATAATGGAGTAGTATAACCCCTGTCAAAACGTATACCGTCTGTTGTCTTATAATATGTCTCTGGTGTGTCACTCTTCTCAACAGTAACAATCCCATCCTTGCCCACCTCATTGTAGCACTTAGATATCAGACCGCCCACAAAATGGTCGTTGTTTGAACTTATTATCGCCACATCCTTTAAACGCTTCTTTGATACAGACCTGCTCTTTTTCTTTAACTCACCTATCACAAACTTAGTCTCGTTAGTTATGTCACGCAATAATTGAGTCCTGTTATCAGTCATGTGCTCAAACCCACACTTGACAAACGCCTCAGCCAATACAATGGAAGTAGTAGTGCCATCACCAGCAGATGATGCCGTCCGCTCAGCAGCCTCCCTCATCATCCTAACAGCTAAGTTCTCAACTGGGTCAATAAGCTCTATTGATTTAGCAACAGTCACACCATCCTTGGTCACAGTCAAACCCTGTGTGTGATTAGGTGACTCCATTAGAACAGTGTTGCCGCTACTGCCTAATGTGCTCTTGACAGTCTTGGATATCTTTGTAATACCCTCGATTAATTTCTTCTGCCCGTCATCACCAAATGTTAAAGTCTTTGGATTCATATTGTAGTTAATTTTATATTATGCAAATATAATAAATATATTAATACTATTTTTAGTGGGTTATAAACATTATGACGTTAAAATGACGCATCAATGACGCATCAATTAAAAACTAATTCGCTAACCGCTAGTCTGTTACAGAGGTTTTGTGACAAATGACAACAAAATCCTATAACTGCTGAACAACTTTACTGTAAACGTGCGTGTTTTATTTTGAGCGTTTTCCCTTTTTATCTGTCATTCAGTCATTATTATAATATATATTATATATTTATTTATTATAAAGTATTAATATTAAGTATATTATATAGTATACAGTAAAGAATAAGAGAGATGACAAAAGTAAAAAAGAACTGTCATTGAACTGTCATTGGTGTCACATACATAGAGGTGTTGGGTTATATAATAAATTTTAAGTCACGCCCCCCAAAAGAAAAGTTGATTTTTATTTCCTCCCCCCCTCCACATTTCAGATTCCTTCCCCCATTTTTTTGCCGTTTTTCCTCGCCCGTATAGGATACGCACACGCATGTTTCCTTTCCAAGCGAGAGGGAATCTTCTGCCGTTTTGCGTGAAACATCCTTGTAACACGCTGAGGGTGAGGGCGTAACCCCTCCATACTTATTCTGCATACATATTTAATCCATTATGATTCTCCGATAACATTCTGATACTCCGACATTTGTAAAATAAATTTGGTAATGTCAAAAAATGGTTGTAGATTTGCAGTATCAATCAACGATAAGTGTAGTTCGCACTTCTAAAACTGGACTGGGTGGCTATCGCCACTCTCTCGCCAAAACGACACCTATAAGCTAAAAGCGAATGGGCGTTATTGTGGATAGGGCTTCTGTTGAGAAACACATAGCCATCCCGTTGAATGGGTTGAATAAAACATTCAAGCGATAACGTAAAAGGTGTTGTGGAGCGTGAGCAAAAATGTGACTATGGTGGTTGCGTGATGGGTATATTACACCCACAACCATACAAATTCGCCACAGCCTTGCATCCATTGGGTGTGAGGCTTTTGGTGGTATAACTAACTAATAAATAATTATTATGAAAATAACAACTAAAAGATTTTGTGCAGGAGAGTATTATGTATATAGAGATGGTACTTATACTGGAACAATAAGTAATTTCACTACTGAAAAAGGTGTATGGGCTGTATTCGATGAGGATAACAACTGGCTTGGAACAACAGATACAAAATGGTATTATTTAGATGCCTGTTTGCAGAATAATGAAGGTGCTGATTTATGGAATATATACAATAATAAATAAATAAAAATAAAGATGGAAACACTAAAAACTAAAAAAATGGAATTAACAACGAAAGAATTAGAATTATTAAATGAGATTAAAGACAGCCAGCATGAAGAGGGACATTCTGAATTTACGAATGAAGATGTGCTGGATAAAAAAAGGGCTGGAGTGTTGAGCAATTTGGTTCAAAAAGGATTAGTATATGATTCTTATGAGAATTATGACAAATACGATAATCCAGACAACACAAAAATGTGGTGTCTTGAACATTCAGCCGTTGATATTGTAGGACTTCCAGAAGAATGGGGTAAATATTAAAATAAAAGATATTATGGTACTCTGGAGGGTTCGAATCCCTCCATATCTACTTAAATAAACATAAATAATTTAAACACTAAAAACTAGAAAAATGGAAACATTAAAAGTAACACCGAATTACAGCAAAAGAACATTCACAATTAGAAAATATGACAATGGTAATGTATACTCAAAATATCGAACATCTCCTAGGTCAAGGGAAGAATTTGAATCGGAAGAAATGAATACAGAAAGGGATTGGAGATATTTTTTGAGAAGTTCAAACGATTATTCAGTAATAAAATAACATAACAAGGGATGGCATATTGCCCTCCCATAACTAAAACATTAAAAAAATGATAACTTTAAATATTGGATTAAACGATAAAGATACTCAAAAGCAAATTGATATTAATCTTGCTAGAGAGTTATCACAATGTACTTACTCACGCTTAGAAAAAAGCGATACAGAACTAACATTAATTTGTGCAGTTAAAAATGATGTTGTTACACTAGACTATATCAATAACTTACTAGAGAAACTTAATCAGGACTGCATTGCCGTTAAACTTAGTAATGGTAATGGATACCTAATTCACCATAAGAACCCTACTAAATACTGGGGTGACTTTAACGATGAATATTTTATACCAATAACAAAAACTGGAGGAATGCCTAACAATTTTTTTAGATAATACACTTAAAAGCCTTGCTACCATTGGTAGTGAGGCTTAAGGTGGTA